CTGCGGAGAGCGTGTTAACAACTCGCTTCACGAGGGTAAGTGGATGCACGAAGAGATTATCAAAGTCGAATACCACCCAGACGGTCAGCTCTTTTACAAGGAGAGCCGACAGATTGATTACTGCCCGTCTGCCGAGGTTTAAATCTACGTCCTACAAAACAGGATTAGAATGTACCTATGGGTAAATCAATCATGGAGCACATTGCTCTTCTGCCACCTGAAGAGCAACTAGCTGCCCTTGCCGGAATGGATCCAGAAGCACTTATGTGGGACTGGTCCGTTTGGGGAAGACCAGAGCAGCAAGCTCCACCCGGAGATTGGAATATCTGGCTTGTACTTGCCGGACGTGGTTTTGGTAAAACAAGACTCGCGTCTGAATGGGTGAGAGAGCAAGCCAGATATACCAATACCGGCCAACGTCGTTTCGCACTTGTAGCCCGTACCGCGGGTGACGTGCGTGACGTTATCGTTGAAGGTGAGTCGGGCATTATGAATGTCACGCCTCCATCCGAGCGTCCGCTCTACGAGCCGTCCAAGCGACGCCTAACCTGGCCCAATGGAAACGTAGCTTCGCTATTCACAGCTGACGAGCCAGACTCGCTTCGTGGTCCTCAGTTCACCCACGCCTGGGGCGATGAGATTGCAGCCTGGCGTCAGACTCCTGACGCTGCAGGCATGACCGCGTTTGATAACTTGCGTGTTGGTACTCGTCTTGGTGCTCACCCAAAGATTCTGGTTACCACCACCCCGAAGCGTACTCCGCTTCTCTACAAACTTATTGAAGAGTCCCGCACTGACCGAGTAGTGATTACTCGTGGTTCGACTATGGACAACGCTGGAAACCTCTCTGGCACATATCTAGACACAATGCTTGGCGTTTACGAGGGTACAGCCCTCGCTCGCCAGGAACTCTTCGGTGAAATGCTCGAAGCGATGGAAGGAGCGATGTGGACAGAAGAAATGATCGAAGCTGGCCGCCAACTCTATCTTCCAACCTCAACTCCACTCCGTTGTATCGGCGTTGACCCCTCTGTTGCCGAAAATCCTCGCGACGAATGTGGAATTGTTGTAGTTGCGTCTACTGCAGAGCACGATTTGTACAAGCGTCAGGCTTGGGTGCTCGAAGATGCCTCCGTTCATGGCTCTCCAGACGTTTGGGCCAACCAAGTTGTTCGCATGGCTCGTAAATGGGGCTGCCCAGTCATCGCTGAGGTCAACCAGGGTGGTGCTTTGGTCCGAAATGCTATCAATACCATCGATCCGACCATCAAAGTGCTTGAAGTTCACTCAAAACAGGGTAAACAGCTCCGTGCTGAGCCAATTACGATGGCCTATCAGCAGGAACGCGTCCACCACATCGGTCACGCATTGACTGACCTCGAAACTCAGATGATTACCTGGATTCCAGGCGAGGGAAAGTCCCCGGACCGCGTCGACGCACTGGTTCACGCCCTTACTGCACTACTAATTAAGCCTCCAGCTGGCTTCTCGGGTGGAAAAATCCGTGCCAAGAGCCTTGCAGACCGTAAAATCGGAACCGGAAAGGGGTTTAGAGTCCGTTGAGAATCATTTTTGACGTATTTCCGTCTATTCTTGTTGCAGTTGCACCTGGATTGGTCGAAACACTAGAAGAAGTTACAGTTGCCCCGCCCACTGAGGGCTCATTTATGGTCGACAAGTGTCGAATTGTCATCGACAGCGACCTAATTATGGTTGCAGTCGACTCTCCAGAGGGTGCGAGGGTGATTTTTCAAGAAGAATATGATATCTTTGAGAAAGATTTGAAGGGTGAGAGCAAAATTGTCACTAAAAGTGGCAAAATGCTCGCTTTCAAGCGCGACACAAACTGCGGATGTGGGTCTAGACTTAGAAGTTGGAACCCAACCCGAACTTTAAACACGTTGAAAGCTAAATAATGACGCTGGACGCCCTAACTTTTGCAATTCTTGCTCTTGCTGCCTTTAGAGTCACTAGAGTTATAACAACCGACACCGTTTTTGAGTCGGTACGAGAAAGAATCTGGAAAAAGTTTCCACCATCTAAGGGTTTTGGATACTTAATCACCTGCGACTGGTGTACTGGATTCTATATCTCCATCTTGTTCGTAGTCGCTTACCTGCTAGTCCCAGCAATTGTATATGTGGTATCATTAGTACTGTCCATATCTGCAATTATTGGTCTACTGGCGAATCGTTGACCCTAGGAGCCCCCGTTGGGAATTTTTAAAAAGAACGCAGAGCAGCCTAAGCGTAGAACTGCCACCGGTTTGCGTGCATCGGCACCAAGAACCGCTACGCCGGTTGCCCCTGGGATCTCTGTAGACTCTTTTGGACTTGTTTACGCCGAACCAGTCTCTTACAACTCGCCTCGCCCGCTTACAGCTGCTGCAGCTCAGATTAAGATCGGCGACAAGGGCGAAGCAGAGCTTTTCAAATCTCGCCGCCAGTCAGCTTCTTCTAGCTGGCAAACCGAAGCATGGGAGTACTATGACTCAATTGGTGAAATTAAATATGCGTTTAACCTTGTGGCGTCTGTCGTATCACGTATCCGCCTTTACGCAGCTGTTGTAGATGACCCAGCAGAGGCTCCGATCTCTGTAGACAAATCACTAGCCATCGATCCTCAGCTGGCTGCCGCAGCTAAGCGTGCTCTTGCTCGTCTTGACTCTGCCTACGGAGGCCAGTCAGGTCTTCTCAAGGACGCTGCTCTTAACTTGCAGGTTACTGGCGAGTGCTATCTCGTTCAGGTTCCAGAGCGTATCGGCACTGGGCTACCAGAGAGCTGGGACATCCGTTCGGTTGACGAGCTTCAGGTTGACTCGAAGGGTAACTACGTTATCCAGCCTCGCCGCGAAGTTGGTGGTGGAGTTCCTTCTGCCATGTCATCTGGTAAGGGTGCCATTGTCCTGCCTAAGGATGCTTTCATTGGTCGCGTTTGGAGAGCCCACCCTCGCTACTCCCAGGAGTCTGACAGCTCGCTACGCGGCCTTTTGGACCTTTGTGCGGAACTACTCCTACTTAACCGCACATTCCGTGCTACAGCCCGCTCACGCCTCAACGCAGGTGCTTTGTACTTGCCAGATGGTCTTTCTGTTGCAGCTGCTCCAGACCCAGACTACCCATACGACGAGGATGGTAACTACAACGAGCAGTACAACCCAGAGGAGTCAGCTGACGACTTTGAGGACCAGCTGATTGACGCTATGACCACCCCAATCAAGGACGAAGACTCGGCTTCGGCTGTTGTTCCGCTGATTATTCGTGGTCCAGCTGAGCTTGGTGATAAGATCAAGCAGTTCAAGTTCGAGCGTTCATTCGACGCATCCCTAGTTGCTCGTGCTGACCGTGTACTAGAGCGCATCATGCAGGGTCTAGACGTCCCTAAAGACGTTGTGACGGGTCTTGCGAACGTTAAGTACTCTAACGCTCTTCAGATCGATGAAGCCCTCTACAAGGCGCACATCGAGCCTATGATGCTTCTCATTGCAGACGCACTAACTGTTGTTTACTTGCGTCCATACCTAATTGCCAATGGCTACTCCGAGGCAGATGTAAAGCGTCTTCACGTTTGGTATGACCCTAGCCTAATTGCTACTCGTAACGACCGTGCAGCAGATGCTGACTCGGGCTTCGAGAAGATGGCTGTTTCGTATGACGCATGGCGTCGTGCCCACGGCTTCTCTGACCAGGACGCTCCTACCCCTCAGGAGCTCGGACTTCGCCTCATCATCAGTAAGGGTATGATTACACCTGAGCTCACAGAGGCAATGTTGTCGGCAGTATCCCCAGAAATTATGGAGCTAGTTCGATCGACATCTCAGGCTAGCAACCCAGCTCCAATGACACCTGACATTGAACAACTTCTAGAGGGTGGTCCTATTCCAGGAGCACAACCAGCCACTCCTGTAGTAGAAGGAACTCCTCCACCCGCCCAACCGCCAATTCCACTGGCTGAACCCGAGGTATAACAAATGGAACACAAAGTTGAACTAGTAGAGAAGCTTAGCCACCTACTTTCTGACGTAGTAACTGCAAAGGCTATCGCCCAGGGCTACCACTGGAACGTTAAGGGCGTCGAGTTTACTCAGATGCATGACTTCTTCGGTGAAATCTACGAAGACTTCGAGAGTGCCATTGACCCGCTCGCTGAAAGCATCCGCAAACTCGGATATGACGCTCCTTACTTCCTAACTGATTTCGTTGAGATGACATGCATTGGAAACGAGCCTCGTCTTTTTGGCGACTGCGTCGAGATGCTCGAGTCTCTAGTCAACATCAACACATCTCTAAATGCATGTGTGCTTGGAGCTTTCGAGCTTGCATCGATGTGCAACGAGCAGGGCATTGCTGATTTTCTAGCCGGCCGTGACGATATGCACAAGAAGTGGGGCTGGCAGCTCCGCTCTTCACTCGGTACTCGATAACCATGTCTGAATACCTAAGAGACGTCTTAGGTGCTGGTAACTCCTCTTCTGCTCAGCCCCAAGGACTGGTTGCAGATGTCGGGCCGGACATTCCAGGCGGAGAGGGTGCTAACAAAGGCTTTTGGCGTAAGCAGCTAAAAGACCGTTTCATGCGATTTGCCAAAATGTATGGCAACGCATTATTCGACGTTGAGCTAGAAAACATAGGCCGCGTTTCCGGCCATGGAAAAATTATCGACGCTGTTGCGCCTAACGTAGCATTGATTCGCATAGAAGGCCACCCGATTCTAGGCGACATCGATCTGCCAATCCCGTCAACCCAGTTTGAGGTAGTCGATGCCATCATTCCTGATGAAGACTACGAGCGAATAGCTAAAGCAACTAAAGCAGCTTTAAACAAAAAAGACTCTTCCAAGACAACAGAGCCTGAGCCCGAGCCGAACGCTGACTCCATAACCGGAACGGTCGAAGACTTACTGGCTCTACCAGCGAATGAGAATACTAGAAATCTCGACAACAAGACAGTAAAAGAGATAGTAGATCTACTCGAAAACACTGACTATGGAAAGCTAAAAGTTAGAAACGTCAGCATTGTAAAGTCTGATGGCTACCCGGATGATGTATTCGTCAACGGAGAGATTCTAGATGAAAATGACAATAAAGTCGGATACTTCTTCCGCAGAATAACTAAAAACAAAGACGGATCATATAGCGCTGGACACACCTCTCTAAATATCGAAGAAGAGAGTAGAGGCACTGGCTTTGGTACAAAGTTCAGCAAACTTTCCGAAGCAATGTATAAAAAACTTGGTATTTCTAAGATAGAAATAACTGCAGCAGATGAAAATGGCGCTTACACCTGGGCCAAGGCTGGATATGACTGGAATGGAAAGCCATCTGTTGTAATCAGCAGCATTAGAAAGATGCTAGGCGAGGCCTGGAAATATGATCCAGACCAAATGGAAGCTCTTAAAGGCATATTAGAACGCTTTGATAATAACGAGCCTGGCTCTCCAAACTACCCAACTCCAAAAGAGATTGCAGATCTGCCTATCGGCAAAGAAGTTTTAAATAGCAACGTCGAGTGGGAGGGTCTAAAGCGCTTAGACGTTGAACCAGAAAAACCAGCCCAGGGTGAGAAAAAAGAATTAAGCACCTGGGACAGACTCGAGCTCAGAAAATTAAAGCTCTATGTTAAAGACATACTGGATGATCCAGAAGTAGCGAAGATATTCGAAACTGAAGACATAGACAATATAGACAATGTTTTAGAGGAAAAAGGGTTCTACCGCAAACAAAAAATAGTCGACAGTGGCGGAAAAGAAATTGCGGATGCAGAAAATAAATATTCCAAAATAGATCCAAACTTAGATGTCGAATCAACTAAAAATTCGGCTGCCACCAATGCCACTCTTCCAGGTAGCAAGCTTGGTGCTGTTGGCTATGTTAATGCCCAGGATGTGCTAGATCTCGATAAAGAAAACTTTACATACAACAAGGATCTTGTAGAGGCTCAGAAGAAAGAGATAGCGGAGAACGGCTTCACCTCTCCTGTGACTTTAATCTACGACAAGGGTGAAGGTAAATACTTATTTAAAGATCCAGAGATGGATACCTCTAGGCTTTTAGCAGCCCGCGACATGAGACCTAGACGCTATGCACCAGTAGTGGTTGAAATAGATGGCGAGTCGTACCACCCACTGCTTGGATCGAGCATACGTACTCCAGAAGAGTTCATACCAGAAGATCTTGAATACACCTATTCAGATATAAGTGGCATTCCAGATCTCCCTATTCCAGAACGCACTCAGGATGAAAAAGACGCTATATCTATGTATCGCGGCTGGGGCTACATGGAACTAAAGAATTTCATGGAAGACAAATACAACACTGCAAGTCGAAGTCAAGAAGAGCAGGCAGAGCTACAAAAGCATATAGATAACTTAGATCAACTAACTTCTACCGAGCCGCTACCAAAAGGTACGGTTCTATATAGGGGGTTAGACCTTGGTGCAATGGGTGAGGACGCTGCCGACTGGGAGGAGTATCTATCTAACCTAAAGCCTGGCGATAGACTAACCAGCCCAGGATGGTTCACGTCCACGACTCTGGACCAAGTAAAAGCTGAAGAATTTGCTACCCTAGGCTCAAACAAAGACAGAACAAACTCGGCGGTAGTTATGAAAATAACCACTAAAGACGGAGCAACTGGAACCCCATTCGAGTTCGACAACACAGTATTTGGATTAGAAAAAGAAGTTCTACTTCCCATGATGCCAAAATTCACTGTAACTAATGTTTACAGGGACTCGGATGGGATCTTACGCATAGATCTTGATTACGGACAAGCTAAAGAAACTACGTCTAAAGAAGTAGAAAAACCAGTAGAGTCTGTAGAAGATATTTTTGCTGTAGAAGATAATAAAAAGATTCTCTCTATTTTCGAGGAAAAACTTGGAAATAGAAAAATTGGTGATTTTGATGTAAGAGTAACTACCGGTCGAAAGATAACAAAAACTATTAATGGTAAAGATATTGATGTAGTTGAGTTCTCTGGGGTGGTAGAGCAAGACGACAATATTATAGGTAGATTTAGTCGCTATATCTATAAGAACCAAGATGGCACTTACTCTGTAGTTCACGACGGAATCAGCCTTAAACCAGAATATCGCGGAAAAGGTTTTGGTACAGAATTCGGAAAACTATCCGAAGAGGTGTACAAAGATCTAGGTATTTCAAAAATTGAACTTACGGCCGGAGAGCAAAGTGGTTCATATGCATGGGCCAAGGCTGGATTCCAGTGGAAGACCGAGCCTAAGAATGTTATATCTAATATTGACTACAACATCAACATACTCACGCAGCCAGGTAGCTCTTTCCCGGAAAAAGACAAGGAAGACATACTTAAGGTCCTAAGAAATATCAAGGCAAAGTTTGAGAGCTCTAAGTTTGGCGACAATGACTACCCAACTCCATTAGATGTTGCCAATCTCAAGACGGGGGATTACAACTTAGGAAAATGGATTCTTAGTGAAGAAATCCGCTGGGATGGATTTAAAGATTTAACTGAAGAGCCTAAAGTAGATACCGCTGATCAGCCGCTCGATTTCTCCAACTTCGAGAAGGTTTCTGGCAACCTAGGCTCCAACCCAGGCGGTATCTACAAAGACCCTAAAACTGGTAAGCAGTACTATGTAAAGATTCAGGCTAAAGAGCGCGGTGACAATGAGCGCCTAGCATCTGCACTATATAGAGAAGCAAGGATTGATGCTCTAGAAGTTAAAGAAGGTGTAATTGATGAATTCCCGGTGACCTACAGGGACTGGGTAGAGTCTGGTCTTACATCATATATGGATAAGATTAGGGATGGTAGCTCTGGTCTAGTCTCTGATTCGGCTCACGATGGATTTGCTGTTGATGCATGGCTCGCAAACTGGGACGTAGTTGGTCTAGGTTTAGATAACCTATCTTTTGATAAAGACAATAAGCCTGTACGCATCGATTCTGGAGGTTCTCTACTATATAGGGCGCAGGGTAAGCGAAAGGGTGCAGAGTTCGGGGACACTGTCCCGGAGATCGAGAGTCTTAAGGACGAGACTAAAAATATGGCTACCTCTGTAGTTTTTGAAGACATAACACCTGAGGCAGAGAACGAAAGTATCGATAGAGTAGAAAATATTACTCCCGAGCGTATTGATGAGCTTGTTGATCAATATATTTCTGACCCTAATGATAATAGGGAGCTCAAGAAAAAACTTAAGGCTCGTCGTCAATATCTAATTGATTATAAAAATAAACTTACTGATAGTACTGAAGAGAATGCTCCTTCGGTACAGAGCATACTGGATGATATTGAAAAAAATCCAGAAAAATATTCAGTACCTACGGAAACAGAAGAAAAGTCTTCAGAACTTCTTATACCTGGTGAAGAGGATGGTATAGATTACATCTTCAATGGAAAGGATTACCACTTCACTCCTGATGAACTAAGAAAAGCTCGTTGGTACGCCTCTTCTGGTGAAGCTGGAGCTAGGGATGTCACTGAAGAAGAGGGGAAAGAACATAATCGCCGTATGAGGGCGCTTACTGAATATATGAGTAAGTTGAGTGGTGGGTCCTATACATCCTATAAGGTAAGCCCGACTGAATTCGTTGACGATATGGAAAAACGTACCGGAGATAAGATCGAAATAAAGGAACTTAGACACTCGGCTCCTCCGGCAAGGTTTGATGAAATTGAAAAAAATGGAATTAAACCAAAAATCACGGATAAGGTTGGAACAGATAACTACACTAAAACTAGATACGGTGTATTTCTAGCAAATGGATATACATCTGGTGAAGCTGGCGATGGTGCAGATATATTCCGTATATCAGTCCCTAAAGACGAGCTCCGGATAGATCCTTATACACGTAATGGTGATAACTTATATGTAGAACGTACAATTAAGCCTGGTGAATTAGAACATCTAGGCCACCTACCGGTAGTCGATGGCCCCCCAGGATCGCTCAACGAGAACAATCTACACAATGGTCAGAGTAGTAAATGTACTATTTGCCACCCAGAACTTGCAAGTAAGGAGTCTTCAGACTCTACCCCAGAGGCTTCAACCACCGATTGGGAGCCTAAAGAAGGTTTAACAACAGGTAAGGGTGAGTCCCGACTTCTAGATGCTTTTGTTGATGGCGACTACCTAGACATTGACAGTGTAGATGATGGTGAAGTTCCTCGTAATTTCGAGCAGTCTGATATTCCTAGCGACCAACACGCTGCACTACAAGCCTACGCTAGTACCCAGTTTAGAAACTTCAACAACCTTCTCCGCTACGGGCCTGAAGACATGAGTCCAGAAAAAGTCGAAGATGTCAAAGAAAAGATTGCTAATCTAGACGAACTTATTGACACATATGGTGACATCTCCAGAGGTACTTATGTATTTAGAGGGATGACTGACCTAGGTAAGTTTGAAGATAAAGACGTTACGATGACTGATTTACTAGAGAGCTTAAACCCAGGTGATGTATTCTCTGATCCAGGTTTTATGTCTACTAGCAGCAATAAAGATATTGCACTACGTAGTTTTGGACCTGGTCTCGGGGCTGGAGATGGAGCTATCAAAGCTTCCGAACCTAGCATGAGAAACACCTCGTTTTGGGTGATTAACCTGCCAGCTGGCAGTAAAGCTCTAGGGGTCCCGAGGGCTGGATATGGTTATGCGAGTTTGGAAGACGAAGTAGTTCTGCCAAGAGGGTCAGAATTAAAAATTGTTGGTATTCGTAAAGTGCCTCACATTGACGAAGATGGCGAAGAGAACGGTTTTTTTAACTACTTTGTTGAAGCTGAATTGCAGCCGAAGGGTAAGCCAGAAGCCCTGACTGGATTAGACGAAAAAGAAGAAGCAGATAGTAGAGCAATCAGTGCTTATGGTCGAAAGATGGACCCTATAGATGTACGTAGCGGTACTCCTGCTTTGCAGGACATTTTAGAGACTGCAGTCGAGGCTGCTCGTCAAGCAGGCTGGGATACCCCGCAGGAGATTGATGAAGAAGGCAACATCATCTCTGACCCTCAGAGTGATGCAGCTAAAGACCTAGAGTTCCGAGATAAATACGCTGCATGGTTTGTTCAAGGCTGGCCTTCAAGTTTTGAGTATGTTTCTGACACCAATGCCGCTTTTAAAGAGCTGCTTCAGGGTGATACGGAGATAAATCCAAAGGACATCACCAAACTTCCAAGCAAAACTAGAGAAATCATTGCTGGACTGGAGCTAATTCAGGCATCTCCCGAAATCAACGAATCCTTGTTTAGAGGCATTAGAACAAACCAGGCAACATTAGATAGTTACCAGCCTGGAGCAACTATCGAGCTCCCCTTCTCATCTTTTTCTGTTGTACGTTCCGCTGCTGAGCAGTATTGGGAGATGAGGCGTTCTGATATTGCCGGCGGAGGTATTGCTGTTGAGTATGAGCTTGAGCCTGGTTCAAGGTCGCTTCCATTAATTGCTTTCGACCCTCAGGCCATTCCTGGTGAGTTTGTATCTGCTGGTAGATATGAAGTTGTTTCGGTTGAGAAGAGTGACGACCCAGATGTGCCTACTAAGGTAAAGATTCGCCATGTAGGGACATTTGACCCTATGTTGCAAAGAGAAGCACCTACAGAAGCCGAGCCTGAAAAACCCGAAGTTGAAAAAGCTGTAGAGAGCAAGACGCTTAGAACTACAGACGGCAGTTCAGAAGAGTTCTGGAAGACCGACAAGACTCCAGGAGAACTAAAATCCGAGGTTGCAACTGAAACTGCTAAGAGCATGTTGGACAACGGTATCAGCATCGAGCAGCTTGATGCACTCAACCAAAGCCTGGTGAGCACGTATGATACTGGCACAAATGATCCATACGTTACCGAATGGGAGGGTAGTGTTCCGTTTGGTCAAATTATGGTAACAGATGGGGCAATTGGTTTTGTTCCTCTAGCTAGGGCACTACGTAGATTCCCTCTTAATGACGCCGATATAAAAGCTATGTCAAGCACTGGTGATTTTAATTTCACTACGGAAGACGTACGAAAGATACTTGAAAAAGCTAACTCTTCCGAAGATGCAGTTACAGAATTTAAATTATATAAAGAGCTGACAGAATTTGAACGTGCAACTATGGCAGCCTCTACATTGATTACTGACTGGGCCACTTCGTCTAACGGAAGTAATATTCGTTCATTAGCTATTCAAGACATAGCTGAAGTAGTTTTTGATACTAAGAATGCCCGTGATTGGAACTCCGCTCCAAAGACTAAAGCCGAAGTTGAAAAAATTAAGCAAGAGTACGGTGGCGTTCTTTCAGCATTTTTACAGGCTCAGTACGAGCAGACCCAGAAACGTTTCAAGGAAGCCGGTGTTACGGAAGTTGTCCTCTATAGAGGAATCGATGATGCGTCCCTAGGTAAGACTTTGTCTGATGACAAACTCACGGAAGTTGATGTCCAGTCAAGACCTCTGTCTTCTTGGAGTACGTCTGACGGTCATGCTTATTGGTTTGCTACTGGAGGATACGATTCAGAGGCAACTGGTATAGATAAGTTTAACCCAGAGGACGATCACAAGGGGGCAGTCCTACTGAGACGCGTAATCCCGGTAGAGCAAATCCTATCCAACTCATTTACTGGTGTCGGCTCCTATGACGAGAGAGAAATGGTTGTCATTGGCGGCGAAATGAAGGTAGAAGCCGTAGGTGCCGTTAAAGAAGATAACCTAATTCAAGTAATGAGAAACCGTGAGTTAAAGGATTCTGTAGTTAAGAAGGATCTAAAAGTCCAAGAGGATTGGGATGCACAAACCGGACTAGAGACAGCTACGAAGAAAAAAGAGCGCATAGAACCTGGGTTTAAAAACTGGTACAAGAAGATTAAAGACATATTCACTGAAGCCGACGAAGACTATGACGAATCTAGGGGAAATGTACTTCAATCAGTATTCCTGGAAAAATCAGGATTTAACGATAAGCCTCAGGTTCTGAGCCAAGAAGAGTTCGATGCCGCGTCCGGCGAGTCTATCTATCGTGGATTTACTTCAGCGGAGTTTATGGATGACTATATAACCTCGGATACACCGTTTGCCGGAGAGGGTTATTTTGGAAATGGAACTTACTCTACTAATAAAAAAGAAACTACATTTACTTACACAGGCGATGATGACTCTAATCGAGAAGATCGTATTATGGAAATGAAACTAATGTCTGATGCTAATGTAATTTCTTTCGATGAGGCTACTGATCTACGTGAGTGGGCTACAGAAAAATTACAAGAGTTTTTTAGAGGATACGATAAGTCTGGGGTCACCTTCGAAGAATCTCAGGATGCTGAGTGGCGACTTTTCAACGAGACTGATTACACAAATATTGCCATCATGCTCGGTATTGATGCAATCAGATTTAAAGTTCCTCTAACTCCTGACAACGAGTATTACACAATCATACTCAATCGTGGAAAGGTATTTATCAATGGCAAATCCTGAGTTAAGCAGAAAAGCAGCACGCCTTTTCAACAAATACAAGGTGCCTCTAGATATAGGTTTTGACTGGGCAGTCGAGATTGAGACATCCGAGTCTGAAGATGACTTATCCCCCGAGCTACAGAAGTTTTTAAACGAGCCTTATTTTATAAACCCTAAGCCGGAAAGGGATAAGTAGTCAAATGATCGACATAGATGGAAACTTAAAAAATTCTGATTGGACCAAAGGTCGTTACTGGGACCTACCTACAACACTAGATGGCCTCTTGAGCGTAATCGGATTTACCTCAGACAGTGTAGAAGAATTCTTAACTCTTCCTGCTTCCAAAGCAATGCCCAAGGACCTTCGACTTGAAGTTTACGAGTACCTGAGGGAATTAGCAAAACTATCCAAGCAACCAGACTAAGGTACAATAGAGAAATGGCTGAAGAAAAAAAGGAAAAATCATCACTCGGTGAACGCATGAGCGACATCGGTGGTATGCGTGTTCTCAGGGACGGTAAGTGGGTTCTTCTTTCCGAAATAGCTAAACCAGTTCCAAAGAAAAAGCCAGTTACGGCGTCCAGCTACCTAGACAATGTTGTCAAGCCTAGACAACTTCTACCTGTAATCATTGCTGATGCCGACTACGGAGGCAAGTGTCCTCCAGCAACTCAGGACATTGTCCTTAATATCGAGAACCGTCAGAATGCGATCGACAATGTTGGATATGGCCCGCTCAACCCAAACGAGCCAAACGAAGATTTCTGGGAAGATAAAGCTGACCGCTGGGACCTTGTTAACACAGAGGATGCAAAGAAGAGCATTTGCGGCAACTGCGTGTTCTTTGACCGCCGTCCAAAGACCCTAGACTGCATCGAAACCGGCATTGCCGAAGGTGGCTCTGGCGAGCAAAGTGCTTGGGACGCAATCGACCAGGCTGAGCTTGGCTACTGCACCGCTCTTGACTTCAAGTGTGCCGCAAGCCGCACTTGCAACGCCTGGGCAGCTGGCGGACCAATCACAGAGGATGTCAAGAAAGAAGAGCCAGTAGCTGCAGGCGGTTACATTGTTGAAGAAGAGTGGGACCTAGCTGACGCTCTTGTTGAAATCGCTGAAGAGCACGGAAAGTTTAACGAAGACCGTACAGGAATCTGGGCCGGCTACAAGCCAGGTAAGGACAACAAGTACGCCGAGATGGGCGTCAAGTGTGGTAACTGCGTTCTCTATCGTGGTGGCTCAGAATGTGCCATCATCGACTTCGAAGTCGAGCCTGAAGGAAAATGCCGTTTTGCAGTAATTCCAGATGGTGTAGTTGACATCTCTAAGGCTCCTGTTGGCGATGACGAGGATGTCAGTACTGGCGTCTACTTCAATAAGAGATACCAGAAGATTAGCGATGAAGTTAAGGCTCGTGCCGACGAAGAGCCACCATACGACAAGTATGAAGTTGATGTCAACGAGCTTTCACCTACTCAGCGGACTGTAAACATGCGTCGCGTAAAAGACGCCTACGACTCGAACAAGCCAATCAAAGTCTGGCTAACCTCCACAGGCTACCGAGTAATTGACGGCCACCACAGAACTGTTGCTCACAAGCTACAAGGCAAAAACAAGATCGAAGCAGAGGTTTATTCGTTTACCGACGAGCCGATTACTGCTACTGCCGGTTCAAAGCCAGCTCCTAAGAAAGACCGAATCTACGGCTCGAAGAAAAACCCTAAGGGTTCTGCTTCCGGCTCAAAGACCGTCAACTTCTCGAAGAAAGTTGAAGACGCTCTTTCTGAAAAGGTTAAGAACCACAACGAGAAGTCTGACCGCAAGGCTAGCTTGCGTATGCTCAAGGCTGTTTATCGTCGTGGTGCTGGAGCCTTCTCCTCCTCCCACCGCCCAGACCAGAACCGTAACTCATGGGCTATGGCTCGCGTAAATGCATTCCTACACCTACTCAAGTCTGGCTCGCCTAAGAACAGCAAGTACACAACTGATAACGACTTGCTTCCAGCTTCCCACCCTAAGTCTTCTAAGAAGTCAGTAAGGGCGTCTGGAGTTCCAACTCTTACGCCAGAAGACCAGACTACTAACTATGAAGACGACTACTCTGGCGAGTTGACCATAACACTATTGCCAGAAACAGAGTATACTAGTAGAGAACAAGCTATCTTTGCTCTTGCTGAGTACTCAGATGCTGGATACGAAATAATCCCAGCACTAGATGCAGCATGGAACAGAGCAATCGGTTCCAATGAGAGTCCGTTTGACAGAGCTAAAGAGCTTGCAACATCTTTATATGAAAGTAAAGATGCCGACCTTCTTCCAAAGGAGCTTTAATGTTAGATGCAGAATTCAATAACGAATTTTCACGTAGATCTAACTTTTTCTATGGAGAGAGTGGTGCTAAGGCTCTATTTGAAGAGCTATACTCGCTTGACCCACGGGAATCCCGCCTAATCCACCGAGTTTTTAGCTATGACAAAGACTCCATCGAGTACCTACACTCTAAGGCTCGACTCTCTGCTCTAGTTGCTTCTGGAGTCGTTTCTGAGCGACTTGGAAATGTTGCCACATTTGAAGTTGAAGAGTCTAAGCCTACAAAAGAACTCAACTACAGTGCGTACGACTTGTCTCGCCTAAACCTAGTTGCTGCTCTAGACATGTTTGTTATAAATGGCGATGAAGGCAACCTACTTGACCCGACTGGCGAGCTAGCGTACCGCATCGAGCGTGGAGACTCAATCGAGCAGATACGACGCTACCTAGAGTCGAGCACTGTGTTCACCGCACTAAGAGAGTTCGCGGAAGCAAAACCAGAAAATGATGACTTTGATTCGCAGCTGGTTGCTTTTAAGTACAACGAGCTTTCAGACGCACTAGATGACCTAGTCGACCTTGAAGAGCCAATCAACTTCGCCGAGATTGCTAAAAACAACCTCAAAGAGTATGACGAGTTTGGAAGCATCGCCAAGATGATTGACGAAGGTGCAAAGTCCACCGAGATCTTCGATGCTCTTGACTCTAATGCTAAGTGGATCGAGGACGCCTCGGACTTCTTAACTAGAGATTTTGTTGACACCGCGAGATACGCTCAGTCTAAAAAATGGAATGAGTTTCTAGCAACTGTTAATTCGATCAAAGATCTCGACACCCTGTAATTCCCCCCAAATCACACTAACTAAACAACGTGTAAAATTACTAGTAGAAATCATACTAGATATTCAATATTTTGCCTGTTAAAGAAGGACCCGATCTAGATGTCACAAGATAGAGACCTCGACCCAATCGTAGCTGTAGGCTTAGGTGCCAACAAGGGCTTCTGGATGCGCCAGCTCCGCGACAAGCTCGGTCAGTGGATGGAGATGGGTCTCGAGGCTCTAATGATGGCCCGTATCGCTCACGGGCTGCCACCTTTCCCTATCCGCGCTAAGTACGTTGGACCATCTCAGAGGGTTCCAGGACTTGGTCGCTTCCTTATAAAGGGTAGAAAAGGCCGTCCAGACAGAATTTACGAACTTGACCCTGCCAAGATGCAGATGATTCAAGCTGAAATTCCAGAAGAGGTTCTAAAACGTCAGGGAATCAAGCCTGGCCTACCGGTGGACAGTGCCGGAAACCCTGTACAGCCAAAAGACTTTGATGAGAATGACATCATCAACCTCAGCGAGGCATTTAGCGAAGAGCCTACTGAAGAGGACTACCGCCTAGCTGAAGCAGTTCCTACTCCAGAAGAGCGCAAGATTCTTGAGGAAGAGCGTGCTAAGTCTCCTCTTGCCCAGCTGCCTCCAGGCACCGAAGGTAAGATGTCAGAGCAGGAAGTTGCTGACTTACTCGAGGGCAAGACTCAAGCCCCTGCTGCAGAAGCAGAGCCTGAAAAGGCAGAGCCAGAAGCGGAGCCAGCTAAAGAAGCAGAGCCAGAGGTAGAGCCTGAAAAGGTAGAGCCTGAGGCAGAGTCGGGCATTGGTGGAACTTTTGACACCACTGGAATGGACCCGAAGGCCATTGGAAAGATGAATGCCGCGATTGGTAAGCCAATTCGTATAAACGGCGAAGTTACCACTCTGCGCGACTTTTTAGAGAACAAATCTTACGGAGTAACAGCCTACGACGTAGTTAAGTACGATGACAATGCTAATCCGATAGTTACTGGTCAAAAATTTGGAGTCTATACAGACTCGGATCTTAGAACATTTATTGAGATTCCAAAGATGGCTTTCGATGCATTTAAGCCAAATAGTGGCGTCGTCGAAGACAGGCGTAGATCATCCAAAGAAGCAGAGCCTAGCCAGGTTGAAGATGCAGTAGAAAAAGCCATCAAAGACGCAATGGACGGCAAGCTTGTCAGCGTTGATGATGTAATTGACAACGCTAAGCCATCTGGTAAGCGTAAGGGTGCTCCACAGCAGCCAGAAGACGAAGACATCACCTGGGATGACGAGGGGGAAGTTACTCCAACTCCCGAGGAAGAAAAAGAACCTGTCCCAGGCGAAGAGTTTGTAGAGGAAGAGGGAGATGTAACTCCTGTCAACCCTAAGACAGAGCAGGATGTCCCTCTAGACATTCCAGAGAGCGAAAGAACTGGTGACCCTGAGACTGCCGATAAGGTATCTCCTGCAAAACCAGACCCTAGCTTAAGTGCCGAAGCTCTACTTGAGGCATTTGAAACTGTCGGCAAGATGAGTGACGAAGAGCTTGACAAGATTGCTGCCGCAAACGACTTCACCCAGGACATGGGCGGATTCACCCCCAGTGTTGAGCAAGCACGAGCACTTGCTGCAATTGCTGTAGCCAACGTAGATACTGTTATGGAAGCTCTTGCTGGTGCTGGAAAGACTTCGGTTGTAGTTGGTGCTGCTAGGACAATCGCTCGTTTGCGCCCTAACGATGGTGTTCTAGTTCTTTGCTTTGGAACTAAAAATGCTGCTGATGCCAAGGTTAGACTTCCTCGTGAAAACGCAGATGCGATGACTACCCACAAGTTGGCAAGAAAGACTGCTCTTTCTAAAACTCAGAGGTCTGCTCTAAAGGGCGGCAAAGCAGCAATTATTAACAGTGATAAAGATCTAGCTTTATTTTTAGAGACTGACGACACTCCCGGCCCGGACAAGCAGCCTATTGATGCTGAAGCAGCCGCGATGCTTGTTAGAAAGATTATTACTGAGTACTGCAACTCAAATGCTACAAAACTATCAAGTGATCATGTTTTATCAGGATTCTCTAAGTTCTTTGGCATGCCTAAGGAAGACTTTGGAGACGGTCCTGGCCTATACAAGATTGATCCCAAGTGGCTGAAGTGGGCCGAAAAGTTCTGGGGCAACATTGAGAGCGACATTAAGCCTGGCTACTACGACAAAGTAAAAAAGAAGTTTGTTGGCGAAAAGCGTATCAAGATCGATCACGATCACTACCTCAAGCTATGGCAGCTAGGTAACCCAGACTTATCTAAACTTACAGTAAAAGGTAAGCCAGTAAAGGTTATCCTCATGGATGAGGCTCAGGACACAAACCCTACTGTGGCTACAGTCCTAAAGGGTAACAAGGGACGCCTACAGATCTCATATGTTGGTGATACTAACCAGAACATCTTCGGTTTCCGAGGAAGTGAAAATGCTCTTAGGGAAGCAAAGGCAACTGCCGATGCAGTAATTCCACTGACCATGACGTATCGTTTTGGTGACGCTTTAACTGGCCCAGCAAACGGATTCTTAAACATACTTGGTCACAATACAAGAATGATCGGTACTGACTCCGAAGGCGCGATTGTAGAAGACGAAGACGATCTAGAATTTGGCCCGTCCAGAGCCCACCTTACCCGATCCAACTGGCAGGGCATGAAGGACATCATCGAATTCATGGTCGAGGGTAAAAAAGTTGGTGCTCTAAGCGTTTTCTACAACGAACTTCGAAGCAACTACTACTACGTTCAGTGGTTACAAAGAGAGTTTAGCGACCCTGAAAGAAAGAAGGGCCCTAGATTCCCTGATGGATCCCCTATCCAAGACTGTGACTTTAGTCGACTTAAAAACATGGGCGACTGGGCTCGTGCCGCTAAGCGTGACCCTAAGTCAATCGTTGCTAGGTGGAAAAAAGGCTACGACATGGGGGAATTTGAAAACATTGGCAAAATCATTGACAACATCATTGTTGACCGCTCTGACGTTGGAGATGTTGACAGTACGCTAGATGCTACAAAAGGTTCATCTGGTCGCATGTGGATTGCTGCAGATGGAAAGCCTCTAGACTACGAAGTATTTGACAATGGAACCATGGTATTCAATAACGACGGTACCTTGGCCTATGTAAATGGAGAAAAATTCGGTCAAATTCTAAAAGACCGCGGCTATTCATGGAATGATGAAGAAAGAGGTAGATCTTCATTTACCGGCTGGGCAAAACTATTCTATGATGACGACGAGCGTCAAAAAGAATTAGATGAGCTTGCTGCTCTAATTCCTAACCGACTAAACATCAATGAAGAAGTTCCAGATGTAATTGTTTCTACAGCTCACCGAGCCAAAGGCCTTGAGTGGGATGACGTTAGCATCGGTGAAGACTGGGCAACTCCTGAAGGCGATCAGAGTGAATCAAAAGAAGATCCTCTTGGTGCAGATGCACTTAGACTTGCTTATGTTGCCGCATCTCGAGCAAGAAAGAGACTCTACCTAGGTACATTAGACTGGGTTCGTCAGTTTGAAGGAAGAGAAGGTCTCACTTTAGCTAACGAGATTTTAGATCGTCCTAAAGACTTTGGTATGGACGCCTGGGACTACCGCGAAGAGCGTAAAGCAGAAATGGCGGAAGTCAATCCAACCAAGAAAAAGAAGATTGGTGCTGCTCTAAGCTCTAGTGACCGAAAGGGTCGCATCAAGGACGAAGGTCCGGTGACTGTCCTCAGACAGGGCCCTTCTGATGGTGGTAACGTTCCACCTAACTTCCTAGATGGTTGGGTGCGAGTTGGTGCCGGAGATCGTAAGCAGTACAGCAAGAAGATCGAAGGCGTTCGTTGGGAAATTACCTTAAACAGCGATGGAAGCGTTCTTCTAAGAAACAGAAGTGACTCTTCTGTACCGTCTAAGAAGTACAGCAACCTAAGCAGCTTAGAAGCTGACTTCAAGAAGACTCGCAACGATGGTGTCAAGAACAACAGAGAAAATGCTAAAAAGGCAATTAACGACCTAGGCATTGATCCAACTGGCAAGTTGGCAAAGATGATCGACAATGGCGCAAGCGGTGACGAAGTCTTTGACGAGATCATAAAGACTCAGGCAATGCTTGACGCTATCGAAGACAACGACGTCAGCCTATCTACCCTTATGGCCGCTCTTGACAAGCTAAACAACGGTAGAAGTCTGTCTGCAAATGATTCTAAGAAGCTAAGAAAGCCTAGAAACCCTCAGCCAAGAAAACCAGGAAAGGTTACACTACTTCCTCCTGGATCGAGTGCTTCACTGTTTAACAGTAACCCTACCCGTCAAGACGACGGAAAGGATGTCGGAAGAGCTGGCATAACTCCAGCAAAGCGCGACCAGTTTATTCGTGCTGGTGGAACAGAAACAGTTTCTCAGATGATCGACGCTTTGCTTCAGCTAAATCCTGATGCAAAGGTTAGACCCGATGGTTCAATTGTCTGGTACCGAGTCTCTAACTACGAAGAGCCAGAAACTTCAAAGGATTTTGCTGGTGACAAGGTAGACTTCGAGCTTCGAATCGTTCCTTCTCAGAGCGGAACTCTACGTGTAGTAGCTGCACTTCGAGACTCTAACGCACCAAAGAAACTGGTTGAGACCCCGAATGGTCAGTTTGTTGAAGATGACGAGTACACTCAGTTGTTCAACCACTACTCACCTCACAAGTCGCTAGACAGTGTGCTGGGTGTAGTTGACAACCCACTTGCTAAGACAAAGTCTGCGGGTGTTGAGCGTCTTCTTGACATGTTCTTTGACAGAAACTTTGGCAAGATCCCGGCTCCTGGAAAGTCACTAAAGCAGCGTCAGCAATACATCCGCTACTACGGCGGTATTCAGGGCTCGCTAAAGCGTCTTCGCACTGGTAAGTTGTCTTCTATTTTGAACGACAAAGCATTTGATGACACCAAGTTCGTCTTCAGAACTCCAGAAGAAGAAGCGATCATCATACTAAATGGTAGAGATCAGCGTCACAACCTCTCTACTTCTAGAAATGGTGAAAATTTCCGTCGCGTTATGCGAAAAGAAATGCCTTCACTATACGATGCCTTGGATCAGAAAGATTCGCTGGCTGCATTCCAGGCACTTCTTGGTTATGTAGAAAGCATTCCTGACACAAACGCAGCTAAAGAAGTGGCTAGATCTGTAGTTAAGAGATCAGTTCAGGAGAAGTTCCCGTATCTAGACAAGAATGAACTAGAGCACCTTTTGGCTAGGATTGACCACTCTATCAACCGACAGGTACTTCCTGCCGCTGGTACTAAGGTTATTCCTCACCGTTACGTTAGCGGAGAAATTTCTCAGGTTGGAGACGTTGTCCGCTGGGGTAACAACCAAAAGGAGTACTGCTACGGTCGAGTAGTTCAGAAACTTCAGGCTGAACGAGATGACAGTGGAAACTATGGATACGGAAACTATGTTTACGTATCGTTCCCTGGAATTGACAACCCAATCAAGCTGAGTACATTCCACCTAACTAAAGCAAGTCCAGATCAGGAACCTACATCTGGAAGAAGAACTGTCAAGCTTGGTCAGCGTGTGGTAGAGCGTTCGCTATCTGAAGGTGACTCTGTCAACTTCGATACTGGAGAAATTATTAGCGGTAAGACCGGAGAACCGATTCCTAATATTGGTTTTGACCCCGACTTTATTGACTTCGGTGCAATCGATTTTACCAAGTATGCAGAGCAAATTATTGGAGGCCCTAAGGCAACAAAGGAGACACCAATAACTGATGTCAACCCTGGCGACACCCTCTGGGACCCTAATGGTGGTCGAATGGGGACCATTAAGGGTGTTAGAACTGGAACAGCAAAGAATGGTAACAGAGTTGTTCAGGTTACGTTCTCTGACGGTAGCAAGGTAACCTTCCCTGCTACTGACAAGGTTCTATCTTCATCGCCTCCAGGTCCAAAGCAGGCTGAGCCTCTAACTCCACTAGGAGAGACTGCTAGAGATCTCGGACTTGGAATCGACCCAACTACTGGAGCAGCATCAAGAACTCTTGCTATCCACAAGACAGCAGATCTAAATGATGACAACACCTCTCCAGTAAAGGACAGTCAATTCCGCGCTGTTAAGCCTACTGACGAAGCTAGAGAAGCTAAGAACGATATTGTTGGAGTTGGTTCTGACATCCGAGCTAGAGTAGATGACAAGCTTATTGACATTCTAAGAAATAGAGAAAAGCTCAATGTCTCTAGCGCAGCTGATGTCGACACAATATTCAAGGAAGTTGCAGATGTTTCTCGGAAGGCTTCGGATGCAACTAAACAGGCTAAGAAAGATGTACGTGCTATCCACGATAGTGGCGTAAAGGTATTCTCTACAGCTGCCTCTAGAAAAACAACAATGGCTAAGTTGGCAGCTGACGGGTTTGTTCTACCTAATGGTGTAGTAGATAGAGATAAGTTAGCTAAAGAACTCGCTGGTAAGCGACTAGGAAGTCTGGCTGCATTAGTAGAAGAAGCTACTGATAAAAACGAGTCGCTGTTTGCATATGCATACACTGCGCTAAATGACCCCGCTACAAATGCAAAAGTTAAGACTGCGCAGAAAGCACTCGAAGCTGCTAAGCGAGCAAGTACTGATGCCGCAAAGAAGCACATGAATATGGGCGCGGTAGTTGGTAAGGCTGCTAGAGATGCTTACAGAGAAGTGATGGCTGAAGAAGGCGTTGAACTCGACAATGTATCTGTTGATGAGTTTGATGGCCACCTCTACAGCCTAAAGAGGAAGCTAAAGCTACGCTCTGTTGACACATTTAAGTCGAAAGAGGCCCTTGAGGAGTTCTTTGATGGTCTCCCATCGTCTGTAATTCGAGGACTTCTGGCTCAGCTGAAAGCTGAAGATAAGAAGCTTTACATCATGTCTGGTGTTAAGCGAGCCTATATGACCGATGAGCCAGATGGTTACGCTGTACACCTCTCTAACAAGAGAAGCAGGCAGTACGACGATGTCACGAGTGCAACTGACGCAGCGGTGCATGAGGTACAGCACGTTCTAGAGCACATCATGCCTAACATTGGTGCTCTTCAACATGCTTGGCTCTACGACCGAGCAGTTATGTTCCCTGGTACAGAAGATGAGACATTGCCAAACTTTGCCTTCCTATCTGGTCAGAGAATGGGACGCGGCGAACGAGCACTTGCTGTACCTGGACTAGCTTTGGGCTACATGAGCAAGCAGTACCCAGAAGACAAGAAGCACATCCTAAATCCAAACGACGGACACTTTGAAGTGTCAACAGTTTTGATGCAGGAGATTATGTCTGACTTTGGAATCGCATCTAGAGGTCGTGGTTTGACTGTAGCAACCACTGACTTCGAGCTTGACGGCACTAGAAAAGTTATTTCTGACGTCCACTTCGACCCAAAGAGTGGTAGATACTACACCGATGACACTTTGCAGACTCCAATCGACAATGTCATAATGGCATTCGGTAGGGATCCAAAGACTGGCATCGACAACGATGCTAGAGACTTTGCTTATGGCATGGTGTTCTCGCTAGCCAATAGACCGCAGGGTCCTGGTGGCGGCTCTGGCTCTGGAATTAACCCACCTCCGGGTGGCGGAGCATCTGCTCAAGCGGCAGATGTTAGTGTTCCAAAGCCTAGTGCAGCTGTACAGTCTATTCTTCAAAAAGAATCGTCAAAGCCAGATGCTGGTTTCTTGGCTACTATCTTGTCTAAGTTTGGTGGAGGTACCAATCTAACTAGAGAAGAGTACGCTGAGTTGCTAGACTATCTAACAGAGGAGTTTGGTTCCGGTTCTGGATACGCTGCTTCTCAAGTCAGAGCAGTAAAGAACTACCTGGCCAAGATTCTAGGATTATAAGGAGATACCAATGGCGTTCACTAATGATGATGCATATAGAGATTTCACCAAATCTTTTAACCTGACCATACTGGGTGAGAAAATTAGCTGGGTCCCTGGACAACTAGACTTGATTTTTGATCCCACGAGCGAAAAAGCTGCAGCAATAGCAGACTCTCTAGAAGATTTTGCTAACAAGTGGTGCAACTACGAGTATGAAATTGCCGTAACTCCTGTAGGTCCATTTCTAATCAACGATATTACAGACCCATACACCTTTGTGTGGGCTGCAAATGCTTTGTACGGAGACACGGACATTCAAGTAGTGGGCGAGGCTCCAACTATGGAAGAGATGGGGCTTGGCGGAGAAGACTACGACAAGAACAAGAGTCCCAGGATATATTAGAATAGAATAGAGTATATTATGGCAATCATCAAAAGCGAAAAACTAAGCAAGGAACCTCTCCTAGCTGATGACTCTCCTATCTCTAATAGGAAGACACTGGGAGTGTCTATTCACATCTTGTTGAACCCAGAAACAAAGGCAGTCGAAGCAATAATTTCGGACGACCCTTTTGGAGTATCTGAGTACGACAAAGAAGAACAGGTGTGGGTAGCTTCTCACCCAGAGGACACTTGGAGAATAACTGGACTATTCAACGAGTCAATTGACTACGTTGTTGACTGGTCTAATAAAAACGGCTTTGACAAAAATAACAAATCTTTAGCACTAATAAAGTACTCTGACGGCACTCTCGATGAGCAGTGGCTAGAAGAAAACACGATTCTTGCTAATTATCCCTCGGTAGGAAAGTTGCAATAAATGGTTGAGTATCTAGGAAGTATAGGTAACCTATCACTTTTTGCTGTCGGAAACTACAGCGTAATTGTGGACACCGATTTGAACATGGTTACAGAAATTGGTGCACTTTCTAACATTAGAAAGAGCGGCTGGACTGTTAACCCAGAGACTCCAGACACAGCCATGGAATTGGCTACTGTTGCTCTTTACGACTTTGCTAACCCAATCGTCGCATCTGCTAGCAGAATGTACACCATTCCAGATGGCGTAAAGAACGAAGCTGTCAAAGCACTTAAGTGGCGTAAAGAGCACAAGCGTGGTGGAACTCCTGTAGGTCTCAACACCGCTCGCACTCTTGCTAAGGGTGGTCAGATTGGCCTAGCCAAGGTTCGCCACATCGCAAAGTACTTCCCTCGTCACGAAGTAGACAAGCAGGGCAAGGGCTGGGAGCCAGGAGAAGATGGCTTTCCTAGCAACGGACGAATCGCGTGGGCCTTGTGGGGCGGTGACGCTGCATGGCGTTGGGCTAAGGCAATCGTTGAGAGAGAAAAAGAACTTTCGGTCACAGCTGGCGGATACAACATTCCCGGCTACGAAGACCACCTAGATCACTATGAAGATGACTACGAGTCGGATGTAGATGCATTTAAGAGTGCATATGACCTAGAAGCAAACTACGGTCCAGAGTTCCTAATTCGTGTTTGCCTAGATGGTTCTGGAATCGATAGGCTTTACAAGATCGAGATCGATGGACATGTCTATGTCTGGGACGACTGCTCGTGGGATGACCTAGGTTACGTAGATGGTGACATCTATGCTTACGATTCTGCACTAGATGACCCATACGACCGGGTTGAAAAGACTCACGTAATGGTCGACCCTAGCTCTGCTGTAGTTATTTCTGCTCTTATGCAGGAGGCTCCGTACAGGAAGATTCAGCTAGAAGACATCGACTCTGAAGAGGCGCAGATGTTTGCTACTGCAATGGGTCAGCTAGATGCTAGTTTCTATGACACTGTTATGACTGCAGCCGGAATCTCTGACACAAAGATGGAAGACAGCGACGCTGACGTAACTCCAGTTAAGGTTCTTCCTCCAATTAAGCCAATCAGCACGAAGGGCATCCTAGGACAGCCTAAGGTTGAGACTCTGACTCCTAGAGCTGTACTCTCTGAAGGCCCTGCTCCTATGACAAAGCAGGAAATTGGCGAGATGTTTGTGCAGTGGTCTAATGCTGTAGCAGAGCTTCGTCAGAAGTCAACCATGATTGCTTCTGCAGAAGAGCTTGCTGAAGAAGAGCCACCAATGACTCCAAAGACTAGCGATGTGGAGCCTAAGTACATTGCTATTGTTTCTCCTGACGACCCTCAGGCCGTTATGGATGTTATTGCTCTGGTCCCTAAGACAGCGACCACAACCGAGCCTACTGTCTACAAAAGAGTAGATAAGCAGTGGGTACTAGACGAGCAGATTCTTCTAGACCTTCAGTCTGCTACCCCTCCTCCTATTGTCAAACTTGACACTAAGGAACTTGTAGACAACATCCTTAAGCAAGTAGATGGCATTGGAGCCACCGAGTCTGGAGAAGAAGAGTCGACTACAGCTTCTGCTGCCTACGAACACCTTCTCAGTTTCTGGTATGGCGATCAGGATTCGATTCTTGCAGCCGGTGGCCTAGACCGTAACCGCGGTAACGCTGAAGAGCTTCGCCGCTACTGGACTGTAGGTAAGGGTGCTGCCAAGATTCGCTGGGGTACTCCTGGCGACTGGACTCGCTGCGTCCGTCAACTTTCAAAGTATATGGGCCCACGCGCTAAGGGTTACTGCCAGCTTCGTCACAAGGAAGTTACTGGCGTCTACACTGGCAGCCGTTTCAACCCAGGCAACGATAACAACTTTGGACAGCAGTTTTCTATGGAAGACGAGTACGTAGATTCTGTAATCAATAAGGCGTACTTAGTCGCTTCGGCTAAGGCCGCAAAGGAGAGAATCACCGGAATCGTGGCTGGTGCCTCGATGGAGTCTGGTGCAAAGTTCTCTATTCCTTTGTTGCTCCCAGAAGATCTAGAATCTGGCGATGGACGTAAATTCAAGAAGGATGCAGTCCATTTTAGAGAATTACCACTTCCTCTCCTGTGGCAAATCAAAACCGCTGAAGGTCACTCGGGTTCTGTAGTAGTCGGTCGTATCGACTACATGGAGCGTATCGACAACGGTATTGGAAACGCTTATGGTGTTTTCGATACCGGACCTTACGGCCGTGAGGCAGAGCGTCTAGTCCGTAATGGGTTTATTCGTGGAGTTTCTGCTGATCTTGACCAGTTTGAGGCCAAAGAGCACAAGAACGAGAATGCGAACGAGGATGAGGTAGGTAAGCAGAAACTTACCATAAATCACGCACGTGTAATGGCTGCTACAATTGTAGCTAAGCCCGCATTTCAAGAGTGCACAATTTCTATTAACGAGGGCTACTCAAATAACCAGGAGGATCAGTTGATTCCTGAAGACGGAATATACGAAGAGTCCATCGACTCTTTTGTTGCCGCTGAAGCACTCACAGCATCGGGATTCCTAGAGTCAGAGATTCCGATGACCCCGCCAACCGACTGGTTTGGTAACCCTGGACTAACTAAGCCGACTCCTATCACAGTAGAGCCTAACGGTCGAATCTACGGACACATTGCAGCCTGGCATGTAAACCACATCGGTATGCCTCGCTCGACTCGTCCTCCTCGTTCGAAGAGTAACTACTCGTACTTCCACACTGGTGTTGTTCGCACCGACACTGGTAAGGACGTTCCTGTTGGTCAGCTAACTCTTGCTGGTGGTCACGCACCGCTTCAGGCAGATGCTATATCGGCAGCCAAGCACTACGACGACACCGCATCAGCTATCGCTGACGTCCACGCTGGAGAAGACCAGTACGGTATCTGGGTAGCAGGTTCGCTACGCCCAGACGCTAACGAGATGCAGATTCGTGCACTTCGTGCATCTGCTCCTTCGGGTGACTGGCGTCCAATCAACGGCTCACTTGAGCTTGTTGCTGTCTGCCAGGTCAACGTTCCAGGTTTCCCAATCGCTCGTGCAATGGTTGCTTCTGGTAAGGTCATGGCTCTGGTTGCCGCTGGTGCTAGCTACTTTGCAATTATGAAGAGCCAGCACGTCACTAGTCTTGTAGATCGTGCTGCAAAGCTAAACGAACTGAGCGCAGCTTCTGCTGACGTTATGACTCGTTTTGAGACTCAGTTTGGCTACATCAACCGTGAAAAGCGTGATGTTCTTGCTAAAGAAGGTAAAGCCATGAAGGATGGCTCTTTCCCTATCCGCAACGTAGAAGATCTAAAGAACGCTATTCAAGCTCACGGTCGTGCTAAAGACATTGCTGCCGCAAAGAGGCACATCATCAAGCGTGCTCGTGCTCTTGGTAAGTATGACCTGATTCCAGACGAGTGGAAGAAGCCTAAGACAGTAGCTGCGTCTGCTGCTTTGGACGACATTCGTGAGCGTGCTCTAGTAGCTTCTGCTGTTGCAGAACTTGCCAAGATTGGCGAAGAAGAGCGTTCATCTCTTGCTAAGAAGGGCCAGGCTCTTGCAGATGGTTCCTTCCCAATCCGCAACGTCGAGGACCTTAAGAATGCTGTAAAGGCATTTGGTCGTGCTAAAGAAGAAGACCGTCCTGTAGTTCGTCGCCACATTATGAAGCGTGCTCGTCAGCTGAAGGCCGCAGATCTAATTCCAGATCAGTGGAAGAACGCTCACTCAATGCAGGCTGCTCAGAACATTGACAGGATGCGTTCGGTCATTGCTTCGCTTTCTTCGGAGTTTGCTGCTCCGGAAGGAGAAGAAATTTCTGATGCAGATCTAGAAAAACTTGTAGAGGCAAAGACCGAAGCGGAGAAGCAGACTGCAGAAGAGATCAAGATTGCTGAAGACATTGCTGCTGGCAAGACTACAGTCGAAGACAAGTACGACGAAGATGGTCGAGCAAAGTACACTCCAAAGACCCAGCCTCGCGACGCTCGTGGAAAGTACCGCAAGGTTCTTGCCCGCCTAAAGCAGGACCTCGGTGTTGCCGGTCTTCAGAAAGCTCTTACAAAGGCTGAAGAAGCAGAGAACCTGGACTTTGCTGGAAACTACTCTAAGTCGGCTGGTGCTAGTGCGGAACTTCTAGACATGATTGACCGCCTAGATACTGGTGCTCTAAACCCACAGGCTCTAGAGAACGTTCAAAACTCGGCCCGTGAATTAGGTCGTGTAATTTCCAACCTTCCGCTACCTTTCGGTGCTGAAGCGGAAAAACTAAGATTTAGCGATTTACCGTCTGGACTCAAGGATCTCATCGATGGGATGATTACTCGAGTCGAGGCAAAAATCGGTAAAGAGGACGCAGACATTGCAACTGCAGAGTTGAAGTCCTACATGTCTGGCGCAGATGTTTACTCTCAGGGACAGATTCAGTCCCAGATGAGTAAGCTGCTCCGACTCCTTACCTAAAAAGTAAGGTAAAATTACTAATAGGTAGAGCGCCTCGCAAATTTTTGTAGAGTCCCTCGGCCTTGATTGTTCACCATGAATGGTAAAACATTCATCAACCAAACTGACCTTAGGAGGTCTAGTGTACGACCAAATCAAGACTCAGCTTGATGGCGTAGCAGAGCTAAGTGACGACCAAGTCGCTGAGCTTCAGAACGCTATCATCAGCGAGTTCGAGACGGTTGAGGGCGAAGACCCTACTCCTGAGACAGTCGACGCGATGACGACTCTTGCAGACTCGTTAGACATCGTGCGTGGTGAGCTAGCTCGCCGAGAGGCTCTAGCCGAACAGCTAGCAGCTCAGGCTGCAGAAGCCACCGCACGTGTCAAGGGTACTGCTGAGAGTACTGGAGAGGAAATGGCTATGAACGAAGACGAGCCTATGGAAGAGGAAGTTCCTGCAGAGGAAGTTCCTATGGAAGAGGCCCCTGTCGCTGAAGAGGAAGCTCCTGTAGAGGAGATGCCTGCTGAAGAGGACGAGGAGAAGAAAATGTCTGAGTACGCTTCGGAAGAAGAAGTGGCCGCAACAGCCGACGTTGTAGAGGCAGTAGAGGAAGTTTCTGTAGAAGCAGAGCTTTCGACAACTGACGAAGCAACCGAGGACGCATCGATTGCTCAGGAAGACGGATCTGAACTGTCAACTGACGAAACATCCACCCAAGAAACAACTACCGCTGAAGAAGTTCAGCAGGAAGAGCAGGCCCCAGTGACCGCCGCAGCAGAACAGCCTTTCGAGGCCCCAGCTGACCGTCAGCCTGTTGTTCAGGTTACCGAGGCTCCAGTAGCAATTACTGCTGGTGCTGACATCCCTGGCTACACAGCTGGCACCGCATTATCAAGCATGAACGAAGTAGCTACGGCTATGGAGAAGCGCCTTCACTCGCTTCGTCGTGTTAACGGTGGAGATGGAGAGCAGCACATCGTTGCATCCTTCACCACTCAGTACCCTGAGGAGCGCGTCCTCACCACCGACGCTGAGTCGAACGCTCAGAAGATTGCCGCAGTAGCTGGCCCAGAGGCACTTGTTGCTTCGGGTGGTCACTCGGCTCCTTTCGAGGTCAAGTACGACATCTACAGCATCGGTTCCACTTCGATCCGTCCTCTACGCGATGCTCTGCCTCGCTTCCAGGCTGACCGTGGCGGTATCCGTTACATCGTTCCACCAACGTTTGCAAACGTAACCTCGAACACCACCACCTACGCAGGTGCTGTTGGTGTTTGGACATCGTCAAACGACTCGGCTGAGACTCCTAGCCCATCGGCTAAGCTTTCGCTTACCGTTGCTGCTGCTAGCGAGACCACAGCCCAGACTGACGCTGTTACCCTACAGCTACAGTTTGGTAACCTGATGACCCGTGCTTACCCAGAGCTTATCGCTCGCCACAACGAGCTTGCTCTTGTACAGCACGCTCGTGAGGCAGAGGAGAACCTAGTTTCTCAGATTGCTTCGGGTTCGACAGCTGTTACAACCACTAACCTAATCGGTTTTGGTCGTGACTTCTTGGTCCAGGTTCGTCGTGCCGCTGCTGCTTACCGTGCACGTCACCGTCTCAACCCTGAGGCTCGCCTAAAGGTTGTAATCCCTGTTTGGGTTTACGACGCAATGGCAGCTGACCTGACCTTGGCTATGCCTGGTGACGGTACTCTCTCGGTTTCGAAGTCGGAAATCGATGGCTACCTAGCAGCTCTAAACGTTGACGTTGTCACCGTTCTAGACAGCACTGGCACCCTTGCTCAGTCGCTAAACATGTACCAGGCAGGTTCTGCAGCTCTTAACGAGTTCCCAGACACCTTCCGTTGGTTCTTGTTCTCGGAGGGAACATTCTTGTTCCTCGACGGTGGAACTCTGGACCTAGGTATCATCCGCGACTCGACACTCGTCGGCACCAACGACTACAAGATGTTCGTTGAGACCTTCGAAGCTGTCGCAAAGGTTGGTATTGAGTCGCTTGCAATCACCTCGACTATCAACGTCAACGGTGCTGCAGCCGCTCTACGCGACACCACCGGTAACACCGCTGCCGCTACTATCGAGCTCTAAGCCTAGTAGAAATAGCGAAATCGTTGAGGGGGAGCCTGGTAACGGGCTCCCCCAATACGAAAAATAAAACAGACTTTTAAATTTAAGGATTTTCAAGATGGCTTTTCCAAGAAATGGCGTTGTAGAGGCACCAAAGATTGTGCCCTCCGCTTTTGGTCTACTTGCCGTAGTTGAACCTATCACGGGTCCAGAAGACAAGTGGGTCCGTGGATTCTCCCAGGAGTGGGAGACTGATCTTTACGCTCTGTACAATGTGGACGATACAGACTCAAATGAGACTCAGATTGCTGGCGACACAACCGTAAACTATTACGATGAAATTAAGCCATTCTTCATTGAAGTCCAAGAAGACCGTTCTACTCTAGGATTCCTAGGTATTGACCGTATTGCACGTATCAAGCGTCAGTGTGAATATGCCAGCCAAAGAGCAGTTGAAGAAGAGCTCTGGGATGGCGCAATTAGAATTGCAACTAGCCACGATAATAAAGCTTTAGTTTCTCCTACTGTTACAGTACTGGATGGCACTGGACTTTCCGCAAAGCGTGCTCTAGCGATCCTTGAGCACGGCATTGCCCGAGCGTCTCACGCTGGTGAGCAAGGTATTGTTCACGCTACTCGCGACGTAGTTGCACTCCTTTCAAGCAACTCAAACATGCTTTTCCACGAAACTGAAAAAGACCACCTACAAACCATGGGTGGGACACCTGTTATCGTAGGTTCTGGTTACACTGGCAATGGACCTCGTATTACTGCAGCTACTGCAACAATTAGCGGAACCACGACTCTAACTATTAATACATCTGCAGCTCACTACTTGTCTGCCGGGGATAGCATCAAGTACTCCATTGTTGGAGAAAATATTAGTCAGACTGGAACTGGAACAGTTGCCACTAAGGTAGATGCTGACACAATTACTGTGACTATTGCTACGGCTACAAACCAGAGCCAAGAAGCAGTCACTGGGTATGTACAGATGTTGGCAACCAACTCTGCAAAATGGATTTACGCTACTGGCACCGTCAAAGTCTACTTGGGCGATGTAGATATCGTAAACGATAACTTGGCACAGGCTTATGACGTGTCGGGTAACGCGAATGACATGCGTCTCAAGGCAATCCGCCCAGCTGCGGTTTACTTTGATACGTCAATCCACCTAGCTGTTCGAGTCGATCTAACAGCCTAACAATAAGGAGAAAAGCCTTATGGCTACTCAAGAATATGCAGCCAGCATTCAGGGTGTGTCGATCCGCGTCACCCGCCTGGACGCCGCTGGCAACCTACTGAACGGTGCAGGTGACAGCTACGTAACATCAGCTTTCATGCGTGTATCGTTTACACCAGAGTATGAAGAAGGTGACGAAATCACCGAGAAGAACGCTAACGGTATCGTTTGTGTGACCTACAAGTCTCCAGACGTACTAAAGCGTATCACCATGGAACTTGCTATCTGTGAGCCAGACTCTGAGCTTTCACAGTTGCTTTCTGGTGGTCTACTTCTTCGCAAGACTATCGATGGCGTTTCAAAGTCTGTCGGTTGGGCTGCTCCAGGTGTTGGGGACGACCCAGCAGGTAACGGTGTCGCTATCGAAGTTTGGTCACACGCTGTTAAGGATGGAAAGCGTGCAAGCGTTCTTCCTTACTTCCACTGGGTATTTCCATTTGCTAAGATGCGTCAGTCTGGCGACCGTGTTATTGAAAACGGTATGCTTGCAACCACCTTCGAAGGCTACGGTCTTGGAAACGTTAACTTTGGTGCCGGTGCAGATGGCCGCTGGGAGTTCCCAGTTGCTGCTGAGCGTCCTTACTCATACGCACGTACAAGCTGGGCTCCTCAGGGTCTTCAGGGCTTCTACACCTGGTCTGACAACTCGGTTGATCAGCAGATTTACTTCACCAAGTCTGGAATCCAGGGTGCTACCACGATTACTGTTAGCAGCATTACAGCTGTTAACACTACAGCCACCATTACACTCAGCGCTTCAGCTTCTTCGGCAGAGGTCGCTACTGGTGACTTCATCATGGTAACTAATGTTGGAGACCCATTCAACACTGGATCTGATGGTGTATCGGCTACTGCTAGCGGTAACACTCTTACCTACACAGTCGCTAACGTTGGAACAACTCAGATCACTGCTACCCTTACCAAGGATAGCCGCGTTACTGTAGTTGACAGTGCTGCAGAGGCTCCTGCTTACGCAGCTGTTACCTCGGCTGCAATCGACACAGCTTACGCTAACGGAACTGGTACTGGTACCTACAACGTTCCTGGTAACGCTGACTACAACTCTGATAACAACATCGACTTTATTATCAAGAGCAACGAAGAGTAATAAACTAAGAATGAAGCGGCATGGTTGGTGTGCGAGCATGCCAACCAGCCGCTTAATTCTTATCTAGGAGAAGAGTCTCATGGGTGTTAACTACTGGGTCCAACCAGAAGAGCTTGGCGATTACGCTAATACTCAGTACGCTGACGAAGCAGCCAAGACAGCTTCTTACCTACTCTGGGCAATGTCTGGCCGTAAATATACCGGAACTACCATTGTTACAGAGCGATACACCTGTACCCTACGCAACAACCGAATGGGTCCTTCTGTAAAAACCAACAGTCCTATTCTTTTCGGTGGAGATGTCTACAACATTCCGACTGATGACTATGACGAATACTCGGAACTTATGACTGATGGTATGTCTCCAGATGCTCGTATCAAGCTCCGTGGTCGTCCAGTTCTTAAGATTCACTCGATCCGTAATAAGCACGGAAAGATTCTTGATCCATCTAACTACTACTTGGTTGACCACTCTACGATCCACATCGTGGCTGGCACACCATGGACGCCATGTAACACTGAAGTCACTTATGAATATGGGGCTGCCGTTCCAATGGCAGGTAAGATGGCAGCTCGCACACTAGCCATTGAGTTCGCAAAACTTTGGTCTGGCGACGAAGAGTGTATGCTCCCGCAGCGTGTGACCTCTGTATCTCGTCAGGGTGTTTCTTACACAATCCTCGACAATCAGGAGTTCATTGACGAACTTCGCACTGGTCTTTACGCAGTTGACCTGTTCCTTAAAACTGTCAACCCAGATAACGCTCGTCGCAAGGCAAAGGTATTCTCGGTTGACAACCCTCGTGCTCGTCGCTACACTCCAAAAGCTCTTTCTCTTACAGCCGATGCTGATTACGATTTAGAAGTTGTCAAATCAACTGCAGCAACCTGGACATCAACTGGAACAGACGCTGACCTTAGTAACTTCTTCCCTGACTCGGGATGGGCAGCTGAAGTTACTCTCTACAACTACAGCGGTGGGACTACCGTTGATCTAGATTCTTCTAGCATTACAGTAAATACAACCTCTAACGTTGTATCATTCACGGTTTCATACGACAAGGCTTTCTCAGCTTTGGGTATGGTAGATCCAGGAACCTGGACTCTCTTTGCCACCAAGACAATTGCTGGTACAGAGAACGTAGTAGAAATAGCATCTGGAAATCTCCAGATCAAACTTTATAGTTAAGGAAAAATAAAATGGCAGTTCAAACAAACTTCCGTGCTGTAGACATGCCTGGAGCTGCAAAGCCAGCTGAGGTTGTCGTAGAAAAAAAGGCTGCTCCTGCACCTAAGGCTAAGGCTCCAAAAGCTGCACCAGTTGTAGTTGAAGAGACCGTTGCTCCAGTTGTCGAGGACGTTGTTGAAGAGGTAGCCGCTCCTACTGAGGAGTAATATAAATGGCTATTTACGACCTTCGAAATGTGTCTGAAGATTCTCTGAATCTGAAGAATATGATGGAGGGAGTTCTGGAGAGGGTACAGACTGTATTTCAGTCATACAACGTAGAGCTTCCTAGTCGCTGCTACTGGTCTATGTCCCAGCCGGCAGTTGACTGCGAGCAACTTGTCGTATCGTTTTTACAGATGTACCTAGGCGCACCAGGCTCCCAGATCGGTGAGCCAATGAGGTGCAATGTTCCTAGAAGTGCTACTTTAACAGTTTCAATTTCTAGAAGCACTCCAATTGTTGGTCAAAATGGTAGACCACCTTCACCAGACAAGATAGAGCTAGCTTCTTCTGTTCAGGCAATTGACTCTTGGGTTTTGATGCAGTCTGTAAACCTACTGGACCAGTGGGACGATACTGGTTATGGAATTGGTGTTGTAGCTACGCTTGAAGCTGGTGCTCCCGAGGGCGGATTCCAGACGACAGTGCTGACCATCACAATGGCGGTTCCATAAAATGCCATTTTTTGTTATTCCAGATAGCTGGGCTACCTACGGTATTGGTAAAGCTAGCAGGGCCCTAAAGCGAGCTGCCAAAGGCCGAGGCTCTGGAAAAATAACATTAGGCAGTAGAAGTAGGGGTTTTTCATATAAATTTAGTCATCTTAATTTATATGAAAATGAACTAAGAGAATACCTTACCACGCCTTCTGGCGATCTTTGGCCATACCTACATAGTCGTGGAAAACTAGCTGTTGCTGGTGCTCAGGCAATGGTTGGAGTGCGCACTGGAGCTCTAAAAAGATCTATTCATATGAAACACCTGGGAAATCCTACAGGTCAGTACATTTGGATTGGATCTAAACTCCCCTATGCTTACTACCACCATGAGGGGACTAAACCCCACGTTATTGCTGCTAAGCCTGGAAAAGAATTGGTATTTAGAGGTAAAAGAAGCAGAGTGTTGGTCCACTCTCCTGTTGTAAAACATCCTGGAACTAGACCAAACCCATACCTGAGAGCTCAACTACATCATTTCTTCAAGTAGGTCTTAAATCATTGATACTCGGGCTTGGTAGAATATATAAGAGGGTAAAATACCCTATTTCAAATTTCAAACGACACATAGAAAGTAGTACGAATGTCTAAATTTAAAGATTTTGGTGCTGGTCCAGACCTATCTGAGCTAGAAGAAGTAACTTTTCAGCTTTACGGAGAAACATTCACTTGCGTAAAAGCAATCCAAGGCAAGGTTCTACTGAACCTAGTAAAGGACTCAGCGAGCAGCGATCCAGTGGCGGCGGCTCGAGTCGTAGAAGAATTTTTCTCTCGTGTTTTGGTTGATGAGAGCCTAGTTCGATTTAATGCATTGCTGGCAGACAAAGACAAAATTGTAACTGTAGAAACACTTGGCGAAATTACCGCGTGGGTTGTGGAGCAGCTTACAAACCGCCCGGAATCGCAGCCAGAGGTCTAGCAGAGTGGGCTGCAGATCTCTGGCCTTTTATAAATGGTAAAGCTTTAGTATTCGGATTAGATTTAAAAGAAATGGAGGCATCTGACATGTTAGACGTTATCCATTTCTTTTTTGAAGAAGATCATAGATATCACTCAGCTGAAGAGGCAAAGGGTCTTGATGCTATGCGAACCGCTCTATATCAGACTATGTATAAAACAAAGTTTAGATATGGAGCATCCGGATCCAATAACACCACTAATAATACCTCTGGACCTGCCTATGATTCAAACGAAACTAAACCTTACATTCCACCAACCGAATTTGATCCGGAAGTCGGTCTCCAATTTGGTAGGAATATAGAAGCTCCGCTTAGGTAGGAATCCATGGCACTGGTAGGCGAAGCCCATATTATTGTTAGAGCGATCACGACAGGGGTCGCTGATGATATTAAACGAGGGTTTAATAACATCGACGACTCTGTCGCTGGTCGTGCTGGCCGCGAACTTGGTAATTCCTTTTTTAGAGGATTCAATAGCAGTGGCTCTGGCAATATATTTGGGCGAATTAGTGACGGCCTACGAACACTAGTACCGGACGCAGAGCAGGCTAGAGAGCAGTTTAGAAGGCTAGTAAAAACTGGTTACTACCTACAAACCGGTCTTAGCGTACTAGTTGGAGCACTCGCTGCTGTCGGTGGTGGAATCGTTGCTCTTGGTGGAACGGCAGTAGCCGCGCTTCCTTCTTTTGTATCTCTAGCTAATATTATGGTCGGTCTGAGGATCGGCCTTGGTGTTGCTAAACTCGCTCTTGGCGGGGTTGGCGAAGCTGTTCAGCAAGCAACTCAGTTGACGAAGCAATATGGAAGCGTTGCATCTGCGGTTGCCAGACAGATTAAACAATTAGCTTTTGATGCTGAAGCAGCTTCCCTGAACTTACGTCGAGCTGGATTAAATCTAGAGCAAGCCAGGGAAAATCTACTTGCAGCGCAGCAGTTGCCACCAAACTCTAGAGCACGTCGAGAAGCAGAGCTCGCGTATGAAGAAGCCGATCTAGCATATAGACGTGCTCAGGAAGCCGACAAAGAGGCTCAGAAGGCCAAGAAGCGAGGGGCTGCTGGTGGAGCAAATGATCCTTTTGGGAATCTAACTCCTAGCCAAAGAAAATTTGCTGAGTATCTATTAACAATTCAAGATCGACTAAAAGCGTTAAAAGAAGCTGCTGCTTCGGGATTTCTTCCTATCTTGCAACAGCAGCTCGAAAGAATTAATGCTTCCTATTTTCCAATTCTAGTTGAAGGTTTTCAGAAGATTGGTGAAGCTGTTGGTGGTGCGGTAGAGAGCATTACCAACATGCTAACTAAGTCTGAAAACATATCAAGAATTAAAACTCTGTTTGATGACAGCGCAATAATTATTGAAAAAGTTGGCGATCTTCTTTCGGGACTTTTTGAAGGATTCTTAATTGCTCTAGGTGCTGCTCAGCCGCAGGCGGAAAGATTCCTAGACTTCTTAATTACCAAGGTTACTGACTTTAATAATCTACTTCAATCAATTGATCTAGAGGCATACTTTGCAAGATCTGGCGACATTGCTGCTGACTTCGGGGAAGTTTTTGGTAACGTCTTTGACGCACTAGGCGGCATTGTAGAGGCAAACTTTGGCCCTGATTCTGGTGGCCAGTACCTACTTGATTGGCTTAAAGATGCTACTGGCCAGTGGGCTGCGCTTAATGACACTATTGCAGGCAAAAAAAGTCTAGAGACATACTTTAAAGGTGTTGCTAAAAATGCAAAAATTATTTTCCAAACAATTGGAAAATTCTTTGAAGAATTAAAAGGCATTGGCACAAACCCTGCCATTGGCGAAACATTTACAATTCTTCAAGAGGCTGCTCCATATATTGGAGATATTCTTAAAAATTCTGTAGAGGCTGGTCCAGCTTTTGCAGAGTTTGTAGTTCAGATTGCTAAGTTCTTAAAACTAGTTAGCGACTCTGAAGCACCAAAAATATTTTTTGAAACCTTAACAGGTGCTTTAAAGCAATTAAACGCAGTTCTTGAAACAGAGACGGGTCAAAAATTACTTCAGTTCACCGGAAGAATTTTTGCCTTTACTGCAGCTTTTGGTACCATTGCCAAGGCCATCAGTTTCTTCTTTAAGGTTATTGTTGGAAACGTTATAGCAGTCTTTAAGCCGGCAGGTAAATTCTTTGACTTATTCCTGCCTAAGGGTCCTGGAGGTAAAGCTCTAACGTGGGCAGAGAGATTTAGTGGACTATGGGCAAAAATAGGTAGTGTTGGAAAACTACTAAAAATTGGTGGAGCATTGACAATTGCTCTTACCTTAATCATAAGATTTATAGAATTACTACAGATAAGCCAAGAATTTAAAGATATGCTTGGTCAAATTGGTGATTCTATAAGCAATGCTTTTAATAAATTAATGACATCACTGGGGGAACTCTGGGAATCGATTAAAGTTGTATTTGGTATCGGGCAAGGAACAGGTGGTTCCGATACTGGTTTGATGGGTATTCTTAACGCGATCTCCGATTTTGTTATTTATATATTAGTTCCGGTTTTTGGGCAGTTAGCAACTGCAATCATAGCCTCAATTACTCTTATCACCGACCTCCTCGGGACTCTTTTTAATGCGTTTGGCCCTGGACTTAACCAGCTATTTCAGGGTGTTATAGATCTATTCCAAGGAAAATTTGAGTCTGGTATGGCTAGAATTTTTGGAGGCATAGCTATCATGCTTCTTGGAATCGTACAGTTCTTTGTAAACGGTATTATTGACGTATTAAACTTCTTTGGTACTGTTATCGAAGGTCAGATTAAAAACTGGGGATCCATACCATTTTTTGGAAACCTATTAAAAGGTGTAGGCCTTGATCCAGCAAAGCTTACAATTCCTCGTATCGAGAAAGTCGAGTGGACTAAAGATGCTGCTAGGAATATAGACCAACAATTTGCGGAACCTGCTAGCGGTGTCTCTATTAGACAAACCGAAGGAAATCAAGGTTTATCCGCTGTCGCTGGGGCAGCATCTTTGGGGGCATCTATGCCTTCTACTTTTAGCCCAGATCAGATGTCTCAGCTAACTCAAAGGGATCAGGATCTGATCAATAGCATGGCCACCGGCTACAACAGTGGCGTCACTATAAATATGACTGTAATGGCAACCCCAGAAATGGATATTAACGAGTTAGCTACTGAAGTTTCTCGTAGACTTGCATTTACTATGAGAAAGGGAGGTAAGTAATGATTAGAGATAATTTACTTTATAACCCGTCCTTTAAAAACGGAACTACAGGATGGACAGCTTTTACTTCTGGAAGTATTGCTGCTTACACTGCCGACTCTTTTATTGGCGACGCCTGTGTTAAATTCACAAAATCATCTGCTACAGATGATGCTGGTGTATATAGTGCAGCCGGATACAAAGCAGTAGCCACTGCCGCAAGTGTTTACAGTGGTTCAGCGTACGTAAAAGTTCTTGCCGGACAAGAAACAATTGAAGCTAGAGCTAGCATTAGATGGTATGACTCAGGTGGTTCTCATCTCAGTACTACAGCTGGAACTTTAACTACTGTAACTAGTTCCGATGGTTGGGTCAGGTTAACTGCTGAAAACGCAACTGCCCCTACCAGCACTGCTTTTGCAGACGTAGTTGTTTACCAAGACAGCGGACTTAAAACTATAGGAAACTACTTTTTAGTAGATGCTGTAAAGCTGGAAAACTCTGCAACAGTTACTCAGTTTATCGAGTCTCGTGACCAGGGCGAAGAAAACAAAAGGGTCAACATTGCCCTTAGCCCTGTTCCAATTCCGCACATCACTGGAATGCAGCTTAATGCTGACATTATGCTAAATGATATTGTTTTTAACACCATTGACGAAAACGATGTTGTTTGGGTCTGTAGCGATATTCAGGGTTGGTGGAATCTCCCCGATTCCGAGGTCCCTGATCTTACTCGTGGTCTTGATGATGGGTCATACGATGTTCGCGGTAGGTACTCCGCTAGAAACCTAACCTTCACTGGATCACTCTTAGCTCCAAGTGCTAACGCCGCTGCGGTTGCTAGAAACAAACTAATTGAAGCTATTGATCTTATCCACAAAGGTGGGTGGTTACTGGTTAATGAATCGCCTACAAAAGCTGCTTTTGTGAGAATAAGTGGACGTCCAGAGATAGAAAATGTCAATGCTCGTGGGCGAATTAATTTCTCTATTGGTCTTCGTGCTGCCAATCCAATCAAGTATTTGTGGAACTGGGAAGATGCCGATGGCTATGTAACTAGAACTGTAACTAATGGCTCTAGCGCGGACCTCCCTAACGATGGAAATACCAACGTCCCTATTGTTTTTACGATCACTGGCGGAGCTACTGCTAACTTAACTGCTCCGATTACAGTAAATAACACCACGCTAGATCAAACACTTACTATAGTTAAAACTCTTCGTGCTGCAAACTATTCGGTCAATATAACTCGATCCGAGAGAACTGGAAACACGGTTACTTTAACTACCGCTGGTCATAGTTTTTATACGGGAGATATTGTAACTATCGCGAACATTACAACTTCCGGTAGAACTGGATTAAACGAAGCAGCCGTCACTATTACTGATACTACTGAGACCACTATCACTTATACGAGTGCAAATAGCGGAACTCTGGCCGATCTAGTTACTGACGGAGATATAGGGCTTGATTCAGCGGACACCCTAGAGGTTGACACCTACAATAAAACTGCCCTGTTTAATGGTTCGGCGTTCTATAACGGTGGAGCAATAAGTGCTAGGTCATTTATTGACCCGCTAGTTGACTGGATTGTCCTTGCTCCGGATGACAACACAATAACTTTTACTGACTCCGGCGGTACTACAGATCTGACCATCAAATACCGATCTGGTTGGATAGGTTAAAATAGTTGTATAACGACGTTCAGACATAGGGTTAGACAATGCCAATTACTACTAATGACTTTTCAGCAAAGGTTGCTAACTACAGGTACTTTGCTGTAGATATGGTCACTAATGAAGTCTTAGCTGAAATCCCTTTTGCTGATGTCAGCTTTGAGCGTGCTCTAAAGAGTGCTGGAGCTTTTTCTGGAACTATTGCTATTGCTCCAGATACTAAAGATTTAAATCTATACGAAAACACAATGCCTGGAAAAACTGCCCTATATGTTACTAGGAATGGTATCTGTGTTTGGGGCGGAATGATTTGGTCAAGAGACTACACACTAGTCGATAGAACGCTAGTCATCAGTGCGTCTGAATTTACAAGCTATTTGCAGCACAGGTTTGTGTGGAAAACATTTAACTATGACATAGAGGCAATTGCTTTTAAAAAGAAGACTGGCTCTAAAGTCCGAATTGTTATGAAAAACCAAAGCATAGATTTTCCTGCTACAGATGCTAAAGGTAATAGAACAAAAGTAAAATTGTCTTTTGCTCAGACTGGTATTGGCGGATATTTTAACGACTACTACGATTTAGAAGGTGCTTACTCGATAGGCATTGAATCTTCTTATCGTGTAGGGACTAGCGTCTTATTGACGATCCCTAACCACCTGTTTAGAATCGGTGATGTTGTTAATATCTCTGGGGTGACTACTTCAGGTAGAACTAGTTTAAACGAATCTTCTAGAACCATTACATCTGTCACTAAGGACACAATAAGTTATACGAGTGCCACTAGTGGCCTTTTAACACCAGCAGCTACCGATGGTTCGGTCATCATAGCGGACGCTACCGGAACCATAACTTCTACTGAAGGTATAGAATCTTACTTTTTTGTTCAGATTCCTAAATTACCTGCGCTACCAAACAGCTACTATTCTGCAATTACGGTGACTTCTAAAGTAGATACTTATGACTACGCACGAAAACTAATTACAGAAGCGTTCAATGACTTTACTTCAATCGAGTTTGCAAATGAATTAGTCGAGCCAGGTGTAACTAATGCTTACCGAACTACTTATAGAAAAGTAGATAGTGGTGTAGCTACAATCACCACAAATGTTGCTCATGGGCTTGTCGTGGGACAAACAGTACAACTCACAAATGTCCATGCAGATCTAAATAATGACATTGATAAAAATGAGAGCTGGACAGTAACCGAGGTCCCATCCTCGACAACCTATAAGTTTGATACTGGAAATGCTGGGCTAACTGTAGCGATCAACGGCTCGGAGCTTACCGAGACTGCCTACCCTCTTAAGTACCGAAGAGTGGTAGAAACTAGTAGAAAGTCAGTAACTAGAGCAGTTGTTACTAGCAACGTTGCTACGCTTACTACAGCAAAGCCTCATTTTTTTAAGGTCGGCGATGTAATCATAGTTGACGTAGAAAAAGATAAACAAATATCTAAAAATGTAAAGTCTATAGTTTTAAATAAAGAAGGCTATGGAGCTGTAATTACGGCAGTACCTACAAAGTACACTTTTAGCTATGCACTGGCTACCGCTGACACTTCTACTAAGGGTGTAGTTCTTAAAAACTCTTATGTAAACTATTCAGTTCCAAGAAAGCGTTTAGAGTTAGATTCATACGACTCTACGCCACACGACTTTGTAGCGAGAGACCACATCTACGTTGCAGGAGTAGATGATCCATCTTGGAATGAGCCGCTATATAGCGGATACCACACTGTTACTGCGGTTGAGGGTGGGGCAACTCCCACCTGGTTCCAGTATGAGCCTCTCTACGACATGACGGTGGAGCCTGGTAGCGTAGCTAACATTAAAAAATTCCAGTATAAAAAGAAAAACAAAAATGGTGCTGGAATCAATAAAGTTTACATAACTACCGAAACTCCCCATAGATTCAATGTTGGCGACCAAATAAAGGTTGATATTCAGGCCAAGGGATACGATACTGTTTTTGACGGTACTCAGACTATTAATTCCGTGGTTAGTGATGTAATTTTTACCTATTCTCCAGATACCGCTGGTGCAGCTAACGTAGCTCTACAAAATTCTGGAGGTACTGTAACCAGAACTAAGTCTCTTATTAGTTCGATTTCTAAACTCTACAAAACAATAACTTTTGTACAGCGAGTTGGGGAAACTGCCACTATAACCACTTCGGCTGCTCATGGGTTCCTAGAAGATGATTATGTAATTATCAACTCAAGCGACTCTACGTTTAATAACGACGGGGATCCAGTAAAGATTACTGACGTAGTTTCCACCACTAGATTTAGCTACACTAACTCTGGAACTGCAGTCTCTCTTACAGCGGCTACAGGTTTTGCTGCAACTTCATATAGTAACTTTGGCCCTGTGCTATACCCAACTGGCGCGGCCTGCACCTCATCCGGAACAACAAGAACTATTACCTGTGAGGACCACGGACTTCGAGTTGGCGACTATGTTGTAGTTAGAATTACTGGCTATGAGAGTTATTTTGGTAACGACAATAAACCAGTAAAAGTCGCCACTGTACCAGATGAGGATACATTTACCTATACCTACACTGCTCCTGGTGTTACCTTAAGTTTGACTGGCCTCACAAAAGCCACACTTACAAGAGCTGCCTATGCTTCAAAGATCCCTCTTACATATGTAAAGAGCTACGGCGAGTTCCCTGGAAATGCAAATATCGGTGGAATCACTTTCTCTAGCGATGACTACAGCACTTATCCAGTTATAAATAACACTTTGCTTGGTGGTAATCTAACCAATATTGGAGAGCACCTAGACAAGTACTCAGAGAACATTAATGGTTTTGAGTATAGAATTGACTGCTCTGTGGAGACAGTAAATGGTGTTAGTACGTTTAAACGCATGTTTGTTTTTATCCCGAGAAAGCCTGACAGCCTAACCGAGTATCTAATAGCAAATCCTTTGGCCGCGGGTGAGTATGCCCCGCCAAGCGCATTTGGTGCAGACAAACTTATTTTTGAATACCCAGGAAATATCAGCACTGTTAGTTTGTCAGAAAACGCAGAAAATGCTGCTACTCGAATGTTTGTTACAGCAGATAGCGGAGGCTCTGGTTCGGAGTCAAGTCCGCGATATTCTGCAGCTACTGACACCGAGTTGCTGGCTAATGGTTGGCCAATTCTTGATGGCACTGAAAAAGTCGACTGGTCTGTTCCGCCTACAGATGTACTAAACGTAGATAACTGGGGAAACTACGATATTGAAGAAGACCTATATCAGACTGCAACTAGATACTTAAAGCAGTCTAGACCTCCGATGGGCGAGTACTCAATTGTGATTAACGGATCGCTAGATCCAGTAGTCGGCACTTACAATCCTGGAGACTGGTGTCAGGTAATTATTAATGATGACTTTATTAAAGAGCGTCTAGCTAGTTACCTAGAACCTAGAAAAAACGTTATTCTTAGAAAGATTGAGTCGATTAACGTAAGAGTTCCGAACTCTCCAGCTTTCCCAGAAGAAATAACTCTAAACCTAATTCCTGAATGGCAGGTAGATACTAGTGGCTAGTGGAAGACTTAGACGTAATAAGAGCATTGGTGCGTATCTCACCTCACTTGAGCAAACAGCAACAAACTTAAATACTAGACAAAACTATCTCACAACGGGGCTTGCTTCCCAGAGTGTGACTGAGTCGTCTCTTGCTGAAGAGCTGACTATTTTTAACAGATCTATTCAAACGGAAAACTATGTAGAAGGTTATTCTGGTTGGAGAATTTCTGGAAATGGAAACGCTGAATTTGGAAGCGTAGTTGTTCGTGGCGATATCAATGCCTATTCTGGAACCATTGGTTACTGGAACATCTCCACCCCGGCAGTATCTCGTGTTATTGGCCCACACACGTTGCTCGGTACTTTTATTGAAAGCAGTGCTACTGGAAGTACAGATGAGGGTACCACTAGTGGAACCTATGTTGGTCTATATAAGTCATACTCTCCAGAAGAGCTGGTAGTTACTTCTAAAAACAGAGCGTCTAATGTTGCTACTTTAACAGCAGAAAATCACGAATATATAGTCGGAGACTATGTAACTGTTGAGTTGGAAGATGACACTACTTTTAACAATGGATCGGTTCCAGTCTTACTAACTGCTGTAACTAACGATACTTTTAGCTATGACAATGTTGGCACTGATGTTTCTGAGTCAGCTGCTACTGGTACAGCTCAGCTATATAACCCGGATGTTGCCGGTCTCTACCTAAGAGACTATGGCAAGCGTGAATTTGACTATGGCTACTTCTCTAGTGCTGGTGTTGCGTATGTCTCAGCTGAGGACATGAACATCATTGAAAACCCTAGCTTTGAGTACATAAGTTCATCCAATGTTATAACTAGCAGCAGCACATCCTGGACTGCCGGGACTGGACTTACTCTAACTTTAGATAACTTTACTCTTCTTAATGGTTCTGGAATTCTTACTCAGACTCCTAGCTACTCGGCTCCAAACATCACTATAACTACAGTTACTTCACACAACATTCAACCAGACGAGTATTTAACTATTTCTGGTGTAGAGCCAACCGCATACAATGGCACATGGAGGGCGCTAGCTGGCACTACCGGAAGTACTCTTGTCATAAATGTTGGCTCTAACCCAGGTGCAATCACTACTAGTGGCTCCGTGTACGGTACACGAACTTATGATTATGAGAGTAAGTACGGTGCTCGTGTAACTTGGACATCTAGCGGTCTAAGCACCTACTTTGAAGGAAAACTAGATTACGCTGCTGGCAGCGACTACACCATATTTGCTAGTGGCAGAGTTTTGTATTTCGGTGGAACTATTCACACTTACTATGTTCCAGCCTACTTTGCCAAATCTTCGGTTGCTAGATATAACTTAACTGGAACATTTACTTCTGCTTCTTCAAACACAACTGCCATAACCTACACAGGAACTGGGCTAAACTTTGCTGCTGGTCAGTGGCTTACTGTTACAGGCTTTACCGGAGCAAACGCAGCTACTTTCAATATTGCAAAAGGTCAAATTTATAGTGCTAACTCGACCACTGTTGTTGTATTAGCTACTGGAACTGCAAAAACTTCAGCTGGAACTGGATCTGCAAGTGTCGGTCTATTCCAAGCAACAACTTCAACTACACACTCTTTTGTTGCAGATGACACTATATTTTTTGACTTTAAGTTCGGTAAAGATAATGGTTTTGGTGAAATTGACCCGTATTACGCACCAAGAAGTCTAGCAACTGGTTTTACAACAAGTCATAGCTTTAAAGTTCTTTCGTATCCTGCACCAACTTCTACTCTTTTCTATGTCTCTGCTGATGACATATATGCCAACTTAGCTGGAACATATCTCTATGAAGCAAAAGTAAATCTTGACGCTTCTAGTCGCAGTCAAGCTTTTTATCGTTCATACCAGCCAGCACTGGATATTTCTCAGATTCGACTTAAGTACTCAAACTCAAATACGACCCCACTAACAAACGTTGTTTCAGTTGCAACAAAATCTCAGTGGGATGCTGGCACAAACAAGTACTACTTGACTACATCTGATGCGTTTATGGAGGGGTATCTAGATCCCGATGTAGGAATTCCTGCAATGACTAAGTCAGATCTAATTATTATTGATGCTGACTTACTTGACGCAGATTACAAGATTCAGGACCCGACTGGATACGCGGCTCAGTCGGACATCACATTCCAAATTCCTGGTTGGCTGTATAAGCACGACGGTCTAGGAAACGTAACTTCTACCAAGATAACTGCGTCTACTGCAATTGGTTACGTTTTAGACAACCTATACCTGGCCACAAACAACAAGGCATATTATGGCAACAATCTAGATACCAATCACTGGTACGACAACACGGTAAATAATACGGCCCAGGCGTCTGTTGAGGGTACAAAGACTTGGATTGACATAAATCTAGCTACCCAGGACGCTCAGCTTAACTACCTAAGCCGAGTCGGTTTTAGGGGAACTAACTTTAGTAAGTTGCTGTACTCAAATCCTAGTATCTCTGCAATTACTCAAGAGACTAGTTGGTTGCTTAACTACTCAGAATCTGAGTCATTAACTACAAGTTCCGGTGAGTATCAATACTTACAAAATACAACTTCATATAGTAAATTGCAGTCGTATTCTCAATTACAGGTCTCGGATAAGAAAACTAGTTTTGAATCAGTTGCAATTGCAAACGATATTATTATTTCGAATGGGACTTCCTCTGTTGCAAACTATGCATTAGTTGGCGGCTACTATGACGCGACAACATTGCAATCAAAAGTAGTTGTCGCGGCGGATGAGTTTAGATACATAGGCTCGGGTTTTGTTGAAGAAGACTTTCCGCTTGTTTACACAATAAAAGCCAACACTACTAACGTAAATGTTAGTGCTGATTTTTATGCTTCATCTGTATCTACTCCATACATAAGGCTTAGTAATACAGATGCTTTAGATCTACTTGATGATGGTAGTCAGGCGTTTCAAATTGGTGGAGATGCTGAAACCAATTTAAGAATAGATATAAATACCGTTCAAGCCTTAGATACCGGATCAGCTGCTGACCTATATTTAAACTCTCAGGGCGGGGATGTTATTGTTGGTTCAGATGCCGGTGCGAATTTAAAAATTAGCACCAATGAAGTTCAAGCCTTAGATACCGGATCAGCTGCTGACCTATATCTAAACTCTACGGGGGCAAATGTTATTGCACCTAGAGTACGACTAACCTCTACTACTGACGTAACGCTTACATCGACTGCGCATGCCTTCCAAATTGGTGACGATTCTGTCACTAATATTCGTATTGATGCTAACGAAATTCAAACAGCAAATAATGGAGCTGCATCTACACTAAACCTAAATCCTAACGGTGGAAACGTTGCATTAAGCAACGCCGCTGGAAGCGTAGTTAGCTCTGCCATCTACAACTCTGGCATTAGCGGCACTACTAGAGATGTCTATATAACTGATTCTGCTGGTGGATATGTCTTAGGGTATCTAACATCAAATAGAGATTCGAAGCAGGATATTGTTCTTGCTGATCTAGATGTAGATCTAATTTTAGACATTGAACCTAAATTCTTTAAATATAAAGCTGATGTTGAAAAACTAGGAAACTCTGCTCCAACTGTTCTTGGTTTTATAGCCGAAGATTTAGTTGACTCTGGTTTGGAAAAAATAGTCTATAAAAATGGAGAGACCGGTCAGTTAGAAGGTATTAGCTACTCTCACTACGTCGTAGTGCTTCAGGCAATCGTTCGTGACCAGGCATCTAGAATTACTAATCTAGAGTCTAGAATTTCTGCGTTAGAGGGTAATTAATGTACAAAATAATTAACATTGTAGATGGCGAATCTACTGTATTCGTAGTATTCAATAACATCTCTAAAAAAGAAGTAGCCAGGTTTGACAACTATGAAGCAGCCTTTCAGTACGTACTTGGTCGTCAGTAGTAGAATAGAAACATACGAAAGACAAATATAAGGAGATACAAATGTCTGACAACAATCAAGAAGTTTTTAATAACGTTTTAGCAATTACTAGAGATCAACTTTCAAAATCAATGAGCTTAGCCACCGAGCTTGAAGCTCTTCTTGTTATTGAACGCAAAAAAACTGCTGAACTAGAAGCAAAAATTGCTGAGCTAGAGGAAAAGAAGAACTAAATGATAGCCGTAAAAGACGGCAACCGCACTTTATATGTTGATGGCGAGTTGCTGGCAAGCTCAACATCATATAGGCATGGTTCCACTAGGTGGATTGAGTTTAAACTCTATAAAACAACTAGCGGCCAATATGTTTTATCTAGAGTCGGAGTCTCGATTGTTTTTCACGGAGCTGCTTGCGAGCTGGTGTATAACTACAATCTTCAAGAAGTACACAGAAGTGAGCTAAGAAAAAATAGTATTACTTGCGAAAGATGCTATCCAGATGCTACAATTGATTTAGTCTTCCCTGAAAAAGATAGATATTGGGCACAGGTTAGCGATCAAGCTTCGGCTGTTTTAGATGCCCTATATAAGTACGACGACAATGGTGCTAGATATTTAACTAACGTCGCTCAGAGACTGCTGGAAGAGGCAGCCAAAAAAGATAAAGATGTTGCAGAAGTGTATAGATTTGAAATAATCGAATAATAGTAGTACTATGTAACAACCAATACGAAAGACGCAAATGACAGATTTACAAGGTGTGAAACTAGAGCTAATCGATAGTGTCGATAAAGCACGAGAATTTATTACTTGGCTAGGAGAGCGTCGCCCACATAACGCAATCGCGATTGATACTGAAACAGGGGAACTACCAGGCGGCAAGCGAGATGATGCTCTATCGCCATGGCACGGTAAATTGCGACTAGTTCAGGTTGGCGATGCTATGACTGGCTGGGCCATTCCGTGGGATGAATGGTCTGGCGTTTTCTATGAAGCAATGGACAAATTTGATGGTCCAATTGTGTGTCACAATGTTGCATTCGAAGCTCGCTGGTTTGAGATTCAGTCGCGCTGGAGCATGCCCTGGCATCGAGTTCACGACACCATGATTATGGCTCACCTCATTGACCCGCTTGGTTCTGGTGCTCTAAAGAAGTTGACCTCTCAATATGTTGATGCCAATGCTGCTCGACTGCAGGATGGTCTAGATACTGGTATGGCAAAAAACGGTTGGACCTGGGGAACCGTGCCAATTACTTTTCAGCCTTACTGGGCATATGGTGCTCTTGACCCGGTTCTTACAATGCGTCTCTGGGAAATGTTCTGGGAGAAGTGTGGCCCAGGGCAGCCATATAGCCAAGCCTATGAGCTCGAGATGAACACTCGCCGCATTGTTACCCGCATGGAGCTCAACGGTGCTCGTCTTGACCTTGATTACTCAAAGCGTAAATACCAGGAACTTGTCGACTATACAGAGCAAGTCAAAGACTGGGCTAAGTCAACCTATGGAATTGCCATCACAAGTAATGCTCAGCTGGTTCGTCAGTTCGAGGCTCTTGGTGCAATGATTACCGAGACCACTCCATCCGGTGCTAAGTCTGCTTCTGCAGACCAGCTGAAGCTCCTGCTTCGTGATGGAACCCCTGAAGTCCAGCAACTTGCTGACGTTGCTCTAAAGCAGCGTAAGGCAGACAAACTTGCGTCCACCTACTTCTCTAACTTCATTAACGACAACGTCAATGGCTTTGTTCACCCATCGGTAAAGACTCTTGGTGCTCGCACTGGTCGTATGTCGATTCAGAACCCTGCACTGCAGACTCTCCCTAAGGGAGATGACACCGTTCGTCGTGCGTTCCTACCTAAAGATGATGACCACGTCATTGTCACATCCGACCTTGATCAGGTTGAGTTCCGTATGTTCTCGAGCTTGTCTCAGGACCCGAACCTAATCTCCCTATTTAACCTGGCAGACGCTACTGGGTCTGACCCGTTCACAGAGATTGGTCGCGAGATTTACCAGGACCCAACAATGCAAAAGTCTGATAAGCGTCGTGGTCTAATCAAAGGTGTAGTTTATGGACGCCTCTATGGTGCAGGTGTCGCTAAGCAGGCCCTTACCGCTGGCGTACCAGAAGAACAGATGCGTGCCGTATCAAATGAGTTTGATAAGCGATTCCCTGGAATGCAGATGTTCCAGAAGCGTGTAGAAGATGTAGGTATGCGTCGTCTCCGCTCAGAGGGTCAGGGCTATGTGAACACATGGACTGGACGTCGCCTACCGTGCGACGAAGACCGCGTCTACACCTTGGTCAACTACCTAATCCAAGGCGGTGCAGCTGAGATCTTCAAATCAAACTTGATTAAGCTTGACCAGGCCGACCTCACCGAACTTCTAATTGTCCCTGTACACGATGAAATTGTGTTGAACGCCCCTCGTGAAGATGCTGCCGAAATTCAGCAGATTGTTCGTGAGTGCATGACTACACGCGAAGGTTGGGCAGTGCCTCTCACTGCCGATGTCGATGGTCCACTAGAAAACTGGGGTGCTAAGTATGTCTAAATTTGTTCTTTCTGTTGACCCTGGTAAAGCCAGCGGGATTGCTTTCTTTCTAAAAGAAGATGGTAAGGACCCGGAGTTGCTTTGGTCTGGTGAGTATCAACAAGATGAATATGCAACTCCTATCAGAAAAGCACTTGGTGAAGCAATGATGCACAATCTTCCCATCGAGATTGCCTGTGAGCGATTTACAATCAATGCTCAGACTGTAAAGAATGCTCAGTCGCCTTATTCTCTGGAGCAGATTGGGATTCTAAAGCAATGCATGATGGATCTAGGTATGAAAGCCGATGATCTATATCTTCAAGCTCCAGCCGATGCCAAAGCATTGTTCCCAAACCCAGCTCTAAAATCTCTTGGATATTGGCACAAGGGTGGCGAAGGACATGCACTTGACGCAATTCGACATGGTCTGCTAAGATTTGTTAAAACAGGGTGGAAACCTGTGAACTTACTAAAAGAATAAAAATATTAGCAAAAAATAAACACAGCAGACTTTTTTTCTGCTAATATGGATATACACAACGACAAAGGAATCAAATGACAGTATTTGTGGACCTCGATGCAGATGGTACCAGCATTGTTATTAACGCAGAGTGGCGTCTAAAAGAACTCTGCAAAAGCCTTCCCGGAGCTTCCTGGGACACCAAGACATCTGTTTGGCGTATCCCACTTTCTTGGGCTGGTTGTCTAGCTCTACGCTCAACCTTTAAGTCTGACCTAGAAATCGGTCCTGGACTGGCAGCGTGGGCAGCTAATGAAAAAGCTACAAGAATTGACCCAGCCAACCAACTTCGAGACATCGATGTTCAAGAATCTGGAGATCAGGACCTATTTCCTCACCAGCGTGCTGGTGTTGAGTTTCTAGCCACAGCACGCCGTGCATTACTTGCCGATGAACCTGGCCTCGGTAAGACTGCTCAGGCCATTCGTTCGCTCAAGCGTCTCCACGACAACGGTGAAGATGTGTTCCCTGCACTAATTATTTGCCCTAACACCCTCAAAAAGAACTGGGAACGTGAGTTCGACAAGTGGTGGCCAGGAGTAAACGTTACAGTTATCAACGGCTCGGCAGTTCAGCGTCGTGCTCAGTTTGATCAGCAGTCAGATGTAATTGTCATCAACTGGGAATCACTTCGCACCCATTCAAGACTATCTTCCTACGGAGCTATTGCTCTTGCTCGATGCGTAGATTGTAAAGGTCACGATTCAAGAATTACCCCTGCTCGTTGCGAGGTCCACCAGCGTGAACTAAACGAGATTGACTTCAAGGCTGTGATTGCTGACGAAATCCACCGTTCTAAGGATCCGAAGTCTAAGCAGACTCGTGCTCTATGGGCCGCTACTGGCGATGCAGATATTCGCTTTGCCCTTACTGGTACCCCAATTGCTAACAACGTAATTGACTTGTGGCCTATCTTGCACTGGTTGGAGCCTCGTGAGTGGCCTAGCAAGACCAAGTGGATTGACCGCATGATTGACACCATGATTAACGCTTTTGGCGGAATGATGGTCCTAGGTGTAAAACCTCACATGGAGCAAGAGTTTTATGCTGCAATCAACCCACGTATGCGCCGTATGCTCAAGTCGAAAGTGCTACCTTGGCTGCCAGAAGTAATTACTGAACGTCGTGATGTTGAGATGGGTGCTAAACAGGCAAAGGCTTATAAGCAAATGCTTGAGCACATGATTGTACTTTTAGAAACTGGAGACTCTCTTGTAGCCGCTAACCCTCTAACTCAAAGCCTACGCTTGTTGCAGTTTGCTAGCTCGTATGCTGAGGTCGATGTAGATGAGGCCGGTCAAGAGTCAGTTATTTTGTCTGACCCCTCCTGTAAAGTGGATGCTCTGATGGATGACATTAAGAATGGTGACTTTGGAGATGATTCAGTAGCAGTGTGTGCTGTATCTCGACAGCTAATCGAGCTGCTAAGTGCTGCTCTAACTAAGGCTGGTATTGAGCACGGGTTGATTACTGGTGCTCAGGACCAGGACGAACGTCAGCAGGCAATTGACGACTTCCAGTCCGGACGTACTAAGTGGATTCTATTCACTGCACAAGCCGGTGGTGTTGGTGTCACCTTGACAGCGGCACGAAGACTTGTTATGCTACAACGACCATGGTCTCTTGTTGACTACAAGCAAGCACTTGACCGAGTACACCGCATTGGCTCTGAGATCCACGACTGCGTGATCATCACTGACTATGTAACTGAGAACACAATTGAAGAGCGAGTTATCCAAGCCTTGGACACCAAGGCAGACAATTTTGAGCAGATTGTTCGAGACAAAGAACAGTTGCTAAAAATGCTAAAAGAAAGTAAGGTTGTTAAATAATGACTACTGAACCAATCAGAATCTCTAACTCAGAGATTCAAACATTCAAAGACTGCCGTCGTCGCTGGTGGTTTACCTACTACCGTCGTCTACAGCCAAAGATGAAAGACTACACTGGAGCACTTGCTCTCGGATCCCGTATCCACGAAGCACTTGATCAGTACTACTCAACCGGAATTCCACTACTAGAGGCTCACGCAAATCTTGTTGCTAAAGACATGAAGACTCTGACTGACCAGTACCGAGACACCACTGAGCTTGAGACTGAAGCAGAGCTTGGTCGCGTTATGCTTGAGGGCTACCTAGAGTGGGTGGAGATTGAGGGTATTGACGCAGAGCTTGAGATGATTTCTACCGAAGAGATTATTGAGCGTCCGATGATGGATGGCCGTGTAACTCTTCAGGGCAAGATCGATATGCGTGTTCGTCGTAAGATTGACGGCGTTCGTATGTTCCGCGACTTCAAGACTGTTGGTGGTTCGTTCACTGACTTTGGAGCAACTGCCCACATGAATGAACAGATTCTTACCTACATGGTTCTTGAGGAAGCTCAGAACAAAGATGGTGAACGTTCTGAGGGTGGCGTATTTACTATGCTTCGTAAAGTAAAGCGTGGTGCTTATGCTAAGCCACCTTTCTACGGACAGATTGAAGTTCGCCACAATGCTTTTGCACTACGCTCTTTCTGGCAGCGTCTAGAGGGTACTCTTGAAGATATGCTTCGAGTACGCGATGGACTTGATGCTGGAGAAAGCCACTATAAACTTGCATATCCAAAGCCGTCTCGCGACTGCAAATGGAAATGCCAATTCTTCGCTATTTGCCCTCTAGTTGACGATGGTTCGGCAGCTGAAGCAGCAATTAGCGATGCGTTTGAGTCAGCAGACCCATACGGTTACTACGGAATCGAAGAGAAGAAAGGAAGTGAGTAAGCATGTCGGGAGTCGATCGCAGCTTAACCATTATGGTTTATGGCGAATCTAAGGTTGGTAAATCAACCTTTGCCGTTACAGCACCTTACCCACGCCTAATGCTCGACGTAGAGGGTGGACACCGCTTCCTCCCAATCAACGTCAAGTATTGGGACCCCATTCGTGAAGAGCCACCTCAGGCAGATGGCACTTGGGACACAGTTGTGGTCCAAGTTCGCGACTATGACGTCGTTATGAAGACATTCCAATGGCTTCAGAGCGGCAAGCACCAGTTCAAGTCCTTGATTATTGACTCCATCTCGGAGCTCCAGGTCAAGTGCATGGACAACATCGCTGGTACAGAGCAAATGAAAATGCAGCAGTGGGGCGAGTTACTTCGCCACATGGGTGCTCTTCTGCGCGACCTACGTGACCTAACGATGCACCCTACTCAGCCTCTCGAGGCTGTGGTACTCACTGCAATGGCTCGTAAGGGTCAGGATGGCGTATACCGTCCTTACCTACAGGGTCAACTTGCAATTCAAGCTCCGTACTTCTACGATATTCTTGGAGCGATTACAGTGGAGCAGGTTCCAA